ATTCTACAACTTATTATGCTAACTTCAACTCAAATATGGACGAGTTCGGCATTTGGAATCGAGTACTCTCACAATCTGAGGTCACACAACTTTATAACAATTCTGCAGGAAAAAGCTATCCATTTCCTAATACAGTTAACTCTGCACCAGCTATTAAAATTGGAAATCTACTTACAGATTTAGAATGCTATTATGCAATGGATGGCTCGCTGGGTTATGCTAAAGACTATAGTCCCAAACACCGGGATGCATCTATAAACGGATTAATTTATCAAGATTCATCTGGAGTAATAAATACAGGATTTAAGTGGGATTCTTCTATTACATCTAACAATTATTTAGTTACCCCCGAATTTTCGTTTGTGGAGGAATTATCCTTTAATGTATGGCTTTATCCTTCTTCTGCAGGATTATTTACTATTATTTGTGATGGTCATCAATCATCAACTACTGGATTTTTATTTAGTTATATGCAAAATAATAATCTTGTGTTTCAATATGCGCCAGGCGGCTCTAAAGATACCTTTTTTTCAACTGATTTTTTCTTAGGATTTATTAATACCTGGGTAATGGCAACTATTGTAGTGAATTACTCAACAAGCACTGTAAAATTTTATAGAAATGGGACATTATATTCGAGTGTGACAAAAAATATAAAAATATTTACAGATCATTATTTGAGTAAAAAGTATATAGGTTCAAATCAACTGGATAATCCTGGAATATGCTGGCGAGGAAACATGGACGAGTTCGGCATCTGGTCTCGCTTACTTTCTCCCTATGAAATCAAACAACTTTATAATGCAGGTTCAGGCAAGGCTTTCCCATTCACAGGCTCTCAGTCGCAAACTGCCCAGCTTAAGTTAGTTGATCCTCTGCTCGATAGGATTCAAGCATACTATCCTCTTAATGACTCATCAAATAACATTATTGATGTAACGGGAAATGGGAGAAATGGGGTTAATGATGGAGCGACTCCTTTGCAACCAGGAAAGATAGGAACTTGCTATAAGTTTAATGATGCGACAGCTGATCAGCTGGTGTTTGGTAGTAAAGGAATTACAACTCAAACAGGAATATCTTGTGCTTGCTGGTTTAATTCATTTGGATCTATAGCGTATGACACTATTATAAGGATCGGGGCGCAATGGAATTCACCATTTCATTGGCTATATATTATAGGAGATTCTTTAAACTGGCAGACCTCGAATTTTAACACTAAAGGATTTTATGGGGTTGGCGCTGCATATGTTATCCCCTTAAATACCTGGGTTCACTTGGCAGTTACACATAATTATGCAACGGGAGAAGTAATTTTTTATATTAACGGAAGTATATTAGCAATACGAAAAAACTCAGAGGTTAACCCATCCCCTTGCCATAATACAGTGTATAGTATAGGGTCATATTCAGCTACTGCGCATCCTTTCAATGGTTATATTGACGAAGTAGGTATATGGGCTAAAGCTTTAACAAGCGACGATGTTAGCAGGCTTTACAACAATGGAAATGGTTTGACATATCCATTCAGATAAATAGAATAAAAGGGGGAAGGAAAGAGGGATTAATAGTGTCAAAATTGGTGGTGGGCAAGGATTTTTTGAGCGAATATCAATTGGATATTTCTGGCAATTTCCACGCATCCGGATCGGTTTTCATTGACGGTTCGTTAAGTTTTAAAAATCAACAAATTACTGGAATTGCTACCCCTATAAATTCTTCCGATGCAGCAAATAAATATTTCGTAACAGCTTATGTAGATGGATCATTAGCTGCTAGTAATGCTTCAATGGGTATTTATGCTACAAATGCTTCCATTGCATCCGCTGCTTTTGCAAAAAGTGTTTCATTTAATTCATATTCTACTACTGTTATTATTCAATATCCATCTGCATGTGTTTAAATAGTGTTTAAATTATGGAAGAGAATAAAAATAGAAGAATGCCTTCGGGTTTTATTTTTAAAGATCAAAAGGTGAGTCTCTCTTTTGATATTATAGATCCAGAAACGAAGAAAGAAATTTCTGATTTTAGATTAAATATTTGTAATCAATGCGAACATTTAAGATCTGATAAAGTTGCTTGTCGATTGTGCGGTTGTTTTCTAACCCGTAAGGTTTCTATGATTTATCCTCTCGATAATGAGGGGAAAGCTTTTAATAGTATTTCGCTAAATGGAGAAAGGAATTACGTATGTCCGGTAAAAAAGTGGTAATGATATTTAGAATTATAAAGCATATACTTAAAGCATATGTTCTTTTACTTTTGTATTATTTTTATAAACCTTATAGGGATAAAAAGAAAGAAGAAGCAAAAAGAAGAATAAAAATTTGTGAAAAATGCGAATACTTCGACCGTTCCTTTCGAATATGCTCCTTATGCGGCTGTTTTATGGACGTGAAAAGTAAAACCGATAATATTGAGGATTGCTTTGCTGAAAAATGGTAAAAACCTAGTAGTTTTTTTCAGTGAATATATAAAGAAATGAATTATATATGGCAGATTGTACTAATCCTCAGGAACAGCAGATAAGCGGGGCTTTTCCTATTCAGCAGGGAACAAATACGGGAGTACTTCAAGTAAATCTTACAGAAGCTGCAAGTGCTATATTCAATCCCAATGCTGCTCTTGCTGCTGTACAAACTTTCAATACATTGAATAATGTTGCTAACAAAATGTTTGGAATAGAAGCAAGGTGGTTTAGAGCAGTTCCTCAGCAAAGATCTAAAGATGTTATTTTTCAGGAATATACTCTATCGTGTGTAGAAGATACCCCAATTTGTATTAAAGTATTAGTAGGATCGAATGGATTTCCAGATAGCAAGTACCAATTTGATCTTATGGGGCTTGAATATGAGGTTCCGACACAAATAGAAATTGATAAAAAGTATTGGGAAGAAATCGCGGGATTTGGTACAGCTCCGCAAAAGAAAGATATTGTTTATCTTCCTCTGCCAAATAAACTTTATCAAGTTGAAAGCTCCTATTTAAAAAGAGGATTTATGGAACAAGAAACTACTTGGATTGTAAATCTTAGAAAATACCAGCAGGAAGCTTCAAGAAGGGAGGGGGAAGCTCTTAAACAAACTATTGATAACTATACTGTTGGAGAAGCTGAATTATTTGGAGAAGCTATTGCAAATGATATCGAAAAACTTACAGATAAAAAACAAATGTCTCCATTTAACTCTACAACACAAGATAAATTTAAATCTCTTGATCCAAGTTTAAGAATTGTAAATTATAATTTGGATATTGGTGGAATTATAGCGGCTCAATCTGTTTATGATGCAAAAAGCTCGGGTCTTTTCAATGCAGTTAAATATATTAATTCTTCTGATTATATTGCACCTACAGAAGATAGATCTATAACTGCATGGATTATGCCTAGAAATTTAGCCAAAGAATATAACGTTGAATCAATTACGAAAGATGATTTAATCTATCCAGCTAATTATGTGGTTAAGTTAAGTCCAAATTCAAAAAGATTTTTTAATGATGACGTATTTACGATTTCTCGCCCTGGAGCTTTAAATTTTTATGCAAAAGTTTTAGATGACAATAATTCTGTTTCGGGAAGATATTATTGCAAAATAGATGAAGACGTGGAGGCATATTTAAATTCGATTACCTCTGCATGGACAACAAAGGGGGGATATAAAATGAAAGTTCAAGAACCGATAAATTTGATCGATGGAATAAATGAAGCAAATTATGGATTTAAAGCATATGTATGTGCAAATCAATACATTAAGATTTTATATGGTTCTCAAGAACATGTTATAGCAATGGATACAAAAATGCTCGATAACTCCTGGTATGGAGTTGTGGTTAATATAGGAAATGTATGGGGTCAATATAACGCTTATGTGTGGAAACCTAGCGTTTCGGGGGGTATAGATAAATTAACAAAGATTTTTTATAAGACCATTAGTTTTATCCCGGAAGAATTATTTATAAATGAATACTCATTAAACCGTTCGGATTCATATATAACAAATATTCGTCTATTTAAAACTACGATTGAAGAAGAAAAACAGTCATTAGAGTTGTTATCTTATTTTTCTCGCGATAGTGACCAACTCATTATAGGGGATAACTGCGATTTGCGTTTTTCAGCTTCATATATTTCAAAACAGAGATAATGACGATAAACTAATTAGTTAAAATAATATAGAAAATATATAAAACCATGAAAGGTCTTTGCCCTTTCATATAAATATAATAAATTATGAAAGCTAAAGAAGAAGCTGACGAATTGCAGAAAATGATTGATGCAGCTGATGGCAGTCTTGATAAAAATGTAATCCCCCCTGGGGATGTAGTTCCGGAATTAATGATGGAGCCGAGATTTACTATGGATTTTAAAAAACTTCATAGAAAATGTGATGGCGAGGCAAAAAAAATGATTAAGAATGCTACCGGATTTGTTCTTTCCGATGAAATAATTCATCAGAATCCCTATATGAAGAATAAAATGCAGGTGGATGTTATTTCTCTTTCAGGAATGCTTTATCAGTTGAAAGTAAATGAAATGATGCAAGAAACTCTTATGGAGGAGGTCCGTAATGGTGCAACACATAATCGCAATTTTGAAGTATTCGGTCAATTAAGCAAGACTATTGGTGATCTAAATAAACAGCTACTGCAAACTATCGAAGCTATAAAATCCACATATAAAGAGATTAAATTTGATGTTAGGGAAAAAGAAAATGAATTGAAAGCTATTGGGCCAGGGCAGAATGGAATGATAAGAAATGGTTATGGACTTGTTGCTTTGGGAACTAAAGAACTTATTCGGGAAACAAAAAAATTGAAAAGCCATATTCAAGATATTGAAGCTATACCTATAGAATACGCCTCTCCGGATAAATCTAACTCATCAATTTAGATAAAATTATGATATATACATCAAAAATTCATTAAAATGTCATATAGTACAATTTGGACAACGGAATCCGTTAATAAAACTTTGGAACAACTTCGCTATGGAGCTGATGCTAATCTAGATTGTTTTCATCAAAGGGATCCAGAATTAAAAGCGAATAATGTTTTATTTCAACTATCTGAAGAAGAGGAAGCTGAATTTATACGGTGTTCTCAGGATATAGATTACTTTGTTGAAAAGTATTGTCAATTCTTAACTGACTATGGCCGTAAAACGGTCGATTTAAGGGATTTTCAAAAGGATATTCTCAATACTATTGGAGAAGAGGTGTGGATCGAAGATATTGAGGATTTCGGGCCTAAAGTTAGAAATTATATTTTAATGGCGAGCAGGCAGACGGGTAAATGTCTTTCTCCTAACGTTAAAATTAGGTTAAAAAATACAAAGCATAGCGAGATAATAGAAATTCCTATTTATTTAATATATAATCGATTAAGCAGAAAAAAAAGCATTTTATCAAGGATAAAATTTCTGCTTTATAAAATAAATTCAAAACTTTCCGAGAAGCCATGAATATATAATGCATAAATTATAAAATCATGGAATCTACAAAACACTGTATTATTTGCAGAACAGAATTTACAACTTCTGATGGAAGAGTTAAGATGTGTTCTCAGGAATGTAAAGACAAATACAAGAAAAACTATTCGAATAAAAAGAGGGAAGGATCATTATCTGGTGTAGAAGGAAAAGACTATATCATATGTAAATGGTGTGGTCAAAAAGTTACGAGAATTTATGGTCAACACATAAAATTTTCTCACCCAGATAAAACTATAGAAGACTACAAAAAAGAATTCCCAAATTCTCCTGTTTGCACAGAAGCTGATATAAGAAATATATCCATTAATTCGGGTAAACATATGAAGGAAGAAAAATATAGAAAGATGTTTTCGGAGATGTTCAAAGGAGAAAAAAATCCAGTTTATAAAATGCCGGAACAAAAAAGAAAGGAACTATCTCCATTTAGCAAAGATTTTTATAAAAAAAGAAATTTATCAGAAACCGATTATGCCGATTTTCTGAAATATGCTTTAAAAGATAGAGAATTTGATACAACCTTAAAATATTATTTAAAACGAGGATATTCGGAAGAAAAAGCAAAGCAAAAGTTAAAGGAAAGACAGACTACTTTTTCTTTAAAAAAATGCATAGAAAAATATGGAGATGCAGAAGGATTAAAAAAATGGAAAGATAGACAAGAAAAATGGAAGAAAAAAGTTTTTAATGATAAAACTTATATAGGCGGGGGTCGATCTATGCTAGCCGAAAATATAATTCAAGAAATACTTTTAAATAGTCCTTCCACTAAAGAATATTTATATGGCAAAAATGAAAAATTTATTAGAGGGAAGGGGGATTTTGGTGCAAGAAAATACGATTTAACACATATTAATAATAAAAAAATAATTGAAATAAACGGTATATTTTGGCATTGCAAACCAGGATTATATGATGAGAATTTTTATAATACCCCAAGACGAATGTATGCAAAAGACATATGGAAATATGACGAGGAAAAGAATAAATTAGCAAATAGTTATGGATATTCTGTATTGACTATATGGGAAGACGAATATTTAAAAAATCCTTCTAATGCAGTGAAAAAATGTATGGATTTTATTTATGAAAAAAACACTTAAATATATTATTTTATTTTTAATTCAGCTTATTGAAAAATGGGAATATCGTCATTTAAGTTTAGATGAAAAGGATAATAGTAAGAAAATTATTGAAAGCATACCTATAGAGAATTTGGAAATTGAAACAGATAGCGGATTTAAACCTATATCGCATATTCATAAAACCCAGCCATACACTATTTGGAGAATAGAACTTGAAAATGGAATGTGGTTAGAAGGAGCTGATAATCATATAGTTTTTAATAAATTAATGCAAGAAGTATTTATTAAAAATTTAAAAATAGGAGACGAGATACAAACAAAAAATGGATTATCTAAAATTATTAAAATAAAAAAATTCAAACATAAAATTTCTATGTTTGATGCTACAGTAAATTCTTCAGATCATAGATTCTATTCAAATGGGATTTTAAGTCATAACACAACAACAATCTCTGCTTTTTTCGCTTGGTATCTTTGCTTTCATACAGATCGTAACATGCTTATTTTGGCTAATAAACAGGCAACAACTACAGAAATTGTTTCAAAGGTTGTAAACGTATTCCGAGGTCTACCTTTCTTTTTGAAACCTGGTATCATTCAAATTGGAGCATTAGGATTAAGACTGGATAATGGATGTACTCTTACTTCTCAAGCAACGACAAAGACAGCAGCTATCGGTTTTACCATCCATGTACTTTACATTGATGAGTTTGCTCATATTAATCAAAAATTAGCTCGTTCATTCTGGAGATCAGTTTATCCAACTCTTTCTAGTTCTAAAATATCTCAATGTATTATATCATCAACACCAGATGGGGTTGATAATTTATTCTTTGAAATCTGGGATAAAGCTAATAAAGGGAAAAATAGTTTTAAATTTAAACGTGTTGATTATTGGGAGGTTCCTGGGCATGATGATGCTTGGGCTAAACAGCAAAAAGCAGACTTTGGAGAAGAGGAATTTGCCCAGGAATATGAATTATCATTTGATAGAAAATCCAATCTTCTTCTATCTGGATCGGATCTTGCTTGGATTAGAAGACTTTCCACTAAATACAAATACTATGAATTGGAAAAAACAAACTTAGATGAACTTATTTATAGGGATCTTTTAAAATGGCATCCTAAATTTGATCCCAATGGAGATATAGATCCCCAACTAATCCGTTTTGTTCTTTCGAATGATATTGCTGATGGAAAAGATAGCGATGAAGAGGGTAAAGATAATGATTATAATATCACAACCATCTGGGCAGTTGAGCCAAAATCTATAGCTAAAATAAGAAAATTAAGGAAAGATGAAAGAATTATAAAAAATTTATTTCGTTTAAGACAAATAGGGATTTTTAGGGATAATATAGGAGACGAAGATGTAATGGCGAAAGTAAATAAGGCTATTGTATTCGATCAGTTTCCTAAGGAAACATCTAAATGGGTTATCGAGATGAACTTTAATGGAAAAGCATATCTTAATAAACTCATGGAACATGATGATTATTCCGAAGATATGGTAATGCGTTCTTATCACACTGCTCCCGTTCCCGGGGAAAAATTGCCAAGAAAAAAAGCGGGATTTAAAGTTACATCCAATAAAGAATATTTTTGCAAATTAGGAAAGAAACTTATCTCCCAAAAAACTATCATTCCTAACGAGAAGGAAACCCTCGCGGAATTCGGATCGTTTGGCAAATCTAAAAATTCTTATAAGGGAATAGGGAAACATGATGATATAGCTATGTCCACTTTAAATCTTTCTAGATTATATGAGGAACCAGAATATAATGACTGGCTTTATGATTTTTTAGAACAGATGCCTGCATCTGCCTTAAAAAACTATATTTTTCAAATACTTCAGGAGCCTATAGATAGTGAAGCCGAAGTAACAGACGATCAGTTTAAAGCTTTTTACGAGCAGACAGATACTACAAATGAACAAGAAGAGATTAGAAAAATCTGGATATCTCATGAAAAAAATAATGGTGGATCCGGCAGAGGATCTCAATCGGGGCTTCCGTGGAGGATGGGCTAAATTATCTGTTTTGCTATTTCAGATTTAAATTGTCTCTTTCAATTTTATTAATATTTTATTTTTTATTTGAATTCGAAAAATAAAATGTTGTATTTTTTGAGAATGTTTAAAGGATATATATAAAAAAGAATATAAAATAACTTTAAATATGGCAAAACTTTCTTTAGATCTATCACAGTTTAAATCAGCCGGGGTATATACAGTCGAAGTAGATCAATCCGAAAGAATTACAGTTTCTACCCAGTCCTTGAGATTAGTGGTTGGATTTTCAAAAACAGGGCCATTTAATGCTCCTACATTCATTCGCTCTACAAGGGATCGCTTCAGATTTTTTGGGGATATAGACAAAAAACTAGAGAAGAAAGGATCATTCTTTCAGAGATCGATAGATACTTGCTTACTTCAAGCACCCGTATTTGCTCTTAACCTTCTTAATCTAAAAACTTTAAGTAGCGGAGACCCTTCAGTAGCAGCTGCTGAAAGTACTGGATTTGTTTCATTATCATTAGATTCATCTATTGCGAATAAAGGGATATATGCGGATAAATATATCAATTTCTTTAATAGAGAAAGATTTTGGAAAGCTGATCCTGATTATTTATTGGGAGTAGCTGGAAATAAAGAAGGGGTATCCGGAGCAAATCAGATTTTAGGAACTTCCCTTTTGCAAGTTGCAAATGTGGGGACTAAAACTCTTTCAGTTATTGTAAGAAAAGCTATTGGGATCCAGGGATATAGTGTAACTGCTAAAGATTGGTATGGCTCCCTAACTGCTATTCCTTATGAATGGATACGTCCAAATGACCTAATGAAAGATTATTTTATACAGGTTATTGCTGTTGAAGGGGATTGGACAAATTATTCTAATTTAGCTTCTGATCCATTTTTCTCATCTTACTTTAATGCCAATGGAGTTATTCCTTCAAAATTAAATGATTTCGTAAATTTACCACAGGTTAGTTTGGTAGGATCCTGGATCGGAACATTTATTCCTGAATTCCGGGATCAAACCGGGTCTAATCAAAACATTGAAGACATTATAAATTCATCTACCCCCTTAACAGGAGTTATGGTTAATGTTAATCAAGATGCTCTTGATCAGCTTATATGGGACGAGAATCAGGGTCAATGGGAAATGGGGGACGGAAGTTCGACCGAAGGGGCAAGTCATATTATAGATTTGGTAGGACACGGACTTATTGATATTAGTGTAGGTGATGTTTCTACTGCTTTTCTAAGTTATCAAATAGATGTTAGCGCAAGTTTTTTCCATAATGATTTAGATATTACAATTTATAAAACCGGAATAACAACGGGGAAAGAATTTTATTTAAATGATGCATCTGATTCTGCAAAAATCAGTATAGGGACATTAGTTAAAAAAGATTTAGCATTATCCGATAATGGCATTCCGGGTGTAACATATGTAACATCTAAAACATTTACAACTGATGTATCTACTATCGCTTCTCCAAATGGTGTTTATGTTCTTCAAACGGCTGAAGCCGTTAGTGGAGGGGTAACAGCTGCTTCAATAACAACTCAGATGACTATTGATGATGCTTCAGTATCTACTTGCTATAAATTTCTTCCTCTTACAGGACTTAAACTTACTTCAAATCATTTGCCCGGATACGATATTAATGGCTCCCCAAATGCAGAAGAGGGAATTATTAAGATTTATGGAATGCTCGAAGATGAAGGAATCATTAGGGGATTAATTAATCCAGATATGATTAATTATAGATACGTAATTGATACTATGGGTTATGGATTAAGACCTAATCTTGGAGGTAAAGTTTATCTTTCAAGGCTTGCTAAAAAGAGAGAAAAATGTACTGCTATTTTAAGTGCACCTTCAATAGCTCAATTTGCAGCAAGTCAAGATCCTTATTTCTGCGAATCCTTTATTAATGGGGTAGATCCAAAACCAATATTTAGCACTGAGTATATTCCTCAGGGGGGTAACCCAGATATGCCGAGAAGTTTTCAATTTTCTCTTCCCGACGAAGATAATGGATCTAAATTTACCGGGGTTTTCGGGCCTTTTTTAAATTATACAGAGCAAGATAAAATTATTTCTGTTCCACCAGCAGCTGACGTAGCAAATAGCTTTATAAGAAAATTCTTGGGTGGGGATCCATATGCTATAGTTGCAAATAAAAATGGCATTATTTCTAATCCAAACTTGGCTGGAGTAGAATATAAGTTAGATGTTCAGGATAGAAATTATCTTGAACCTTTTGGATACAATTCAATAGTCGAAAGAACATCAACCGGTGAAATACTTATCTATTCTAACAGAACTGCTTTTCAAACTGTAAAAAGTGATTATAACTACTTACATGTTAGGGAACTTTTGAATACAATTGAATTACAGGTGGAAGAAGTTCTTAAAAACTTTGTATTTGATTTCAATAATGCTGTAACTAGACTTACTATTGTTAATACAATTACCCCGATCCTTCAAAGTATTCAGGATGCTGGAGCTCTTACCCAATACGAAATCGTGATGGATGAAACAAACAATACCTCCGATATTATCGATGAAGGATTTGCTATTATCGATATTGGTGTTTGGATTACTAAAGGCATGGAAAAGATTATTCAGAGAATTACAGTATACAAAACAGGAGGATCCAGTTCAGGTAGTTTTAGTTCACTTTAATAAATAATAAATACGAGAGGGATAAAGCATATTTATACATACATAATAACCAATACATTAAATGATAAAAAATATGTTGGCAGTAGAGTTTGCTATAAAAATTTAAATAAAGAAAATTAGAAAAAATAAATAAATAAAAATGGCAGAATTTTCAAAATCGCAAGGAACATTCGGAATACCTCATTGGAGAAGTTCAAGAGCTGCAGCCGAATTATATGAACCCTTATACCTTAATTTATTTACAGTTCAGATCTCTCTTCCTGTTGGCGTCGGCTCTACAGAAGAGAACACGAATCTTCTTCTTGAAAATATTATAAGTATCGGCGGTCTTGAATCAAACTCATTTCCAACAACCCCGCAGCAACAGAATTATAAATGGGCTGCAAGAAGATTTGCAGGAGCTAAACCCGATAAGACCACGATGGATGTTGCGCTTTCATTTGAAGTTAACTTGAATCGTACACCAAGTGCTTATGTTCTAAAAACCCTTAGAAAATGGAATGATTTAGTTTATGATCCGTTAACTGGTAGAACCGGTATTAAAGCCGATTATGTCGCTCCATGGGTTTTAATAACTCTTTATGATAGAGCTAATAATCCTTATTGGCAATGGAAATTATATAACGTATTTCCCATAACCCCCCTTAATGTTCCTGAAATTGCTTACATGAGTGAAGAAATTTACAGAATCGAAGGTTACGTTTTAGCATGTGATTCCTGGGATGAGACTATTGTATAATAATAAGATATAAAGTCTATATAAGCTAAAGGTTTAACTCTAACGGTTAAGCCTTTTTTGTTGTCTAAAATAAAACTTTTAAACCATTTGGGCGTATAATTAAAATAATTAAAAAATGCCAAAATATATACCCGGAAAAATTCGATGCTACGATCTTAAAAAGAAAGAAATCATCCATCTTTCTAAAGAAGAATATGAAAAAAAATCAGAGGATATCATTAAGTCTTCTAAATATCAAGTGGTTGTAAAAGATTTCAATAATAATAAATTTACGGTTTTCAAGGATGATCCCCGATTATTTTCCCAAGAATTATTTGTAGCTCAAGCAAAGCATTTTTTCAATTGTAATTTACATGGGAAACAAATAGTAGAAAATCAAAAAAGATTAAGAAGTGCTAAAATCCCGGAAGAATTTAAAATCCTATGTCCTAAATGCCGTGATTTTTATCTGAGTGATCAGTACATTCCATCAATCAAAGAGATTGAGGCATGTAAAAAAGCCTTAAAAAAAATTATTTTTGTTTCTTCTAGCCAGCAAACTCCATTATATTTTAAAAAATATATGCCTCAATTTTTTAAAATAGTTAATAATTTTTCTTTACCCCATTTGAATCTACGTTTTTCAGATAAAATATATTTTATAAAAAATAATATTTCTAAAATACCTATCTGTGAAAAAAATGGATGCACTGAAAATAAAGAATTGCTAGTATCTACTTCTTCATTTGGATTTACGAAATATTGTAAAAAACATAAATATCTTGACTTTTCAAGTGATGGTGAGAAAGAAGTTTTTAATTTTTTGAGAGAAATTTATAAAGGGGAAATTCTGCAAAATTTTAGGGGATTTCAAAATATCGAATTGGATATTTATTTACCGGATCAAAAGTTAGGAATAGAATATAATGGGCTTTATTGGCATAGTGAAAAATTTAAAAATAAAAAAGATCATGTTAGAAAAACGAATTTTTTTAAGGAAAGAGGCATTCATATTATAACTATTTGGGAGGATGACTGGAAATATAAAAACGGAATTATTAAATCAATTTTGCGAAATAAATTAAAACAAAATATCTTTAGAATATTCGCAAGAAATTGCGAAATTAAATATGTTAATGCTATAAACAAAAAAAATTTCTTGTTAAAAAATCATATACAGGGGGATTGCCTCTCTTCCATAAATATAGGATTATATAATAATAATGAACTAGTTTCTATAATGACCTTTGGCAAAAAAAGAATGATTTTCAAAGGAAATGCCAGAGGCTATGAGCTATTAAGATTCTGTAATAAATTGGATACAAGTATCGTTGGTGGAGCCAGTAAATTATTCTCGGTTTTTGTAAAAAAATATAATTCAGAAAACATTATTTCATTTGCAAATAGAGATATATCTCAAGGGGATTTATACTATAGATTAGGATTCTCCCACATTAAAGATACTGATCCAAATTATTGGTGGATAAAAGATGGGAAAAAATATCATAGAAGTAATTTTATGAAGCATAAATTAGTCAAAGAAGGGTTTGACAAAAATAAATCGGAAGATCAAATTATGAGAGAAAGAGGGTTTATCAAATTATGGGGGAATGGCAATATAAAATTTGAAAAAAGAGGATAAATGAATATTTATTCGAAACTAACGAGCTTTTTGACATATAATAATATATAGATAAATTGTATAAAATTATATAAACTATGTCAGAAAATGCTAATGAAGAAAAATTAAGAGAATTTGCAGAGTCAAAAGAAGGACAAATCGGCCCTTTAATAACTCCGATACCCGTTGGAGCTGTTCCATTTCCATTTGCACAGTCAAAGGATCCTCAAAATGAATTGGGATGGGAAAAATTAAAAACAACAGATCTTCCTACCCAGGGATTGTTTTACCCGGAGCAAACTGAAATTATAATTCGTTCAGCAACGGCAGCTGAAATAAGACACTGGTCAACATTAAATGAAGATGATGTTTTTGTTCTTGATGATATGTTGAATTATGTTTTGGAAAGATGCTGCAATGTAAAATATCCAGATAATAAATTATCTTCCTGGAGGGATATTAAAGAAGTAGATCGTTTCTATATTATTCTTGCAATCAGGGAAAGAACCTTTCTTAAGGGGGATAACAAGCTTCAAGCAAAGGTATCCGAAACGGCAAAAATAGATGTTGTTAAGGATATGGTAAACTATATCACTTTTGATGATAGAGTTATGAAATACTATTCCCCTGATGAAAGATGTATAGTTCTTCCTTTTAAGTCTGGAAAGAAAATCAGAGTTCATCTGCCAACAGCTGGTGTTACAAACTGGCTAAAACAATATATCAATAGAAAAAGAAATGCTGGTGAAATGTTCGATGAGGATTTTATTAGCTATGCACCCTTCGTAATAGGCGACTGGAGAGGGTTAAATGATGCTTCTTACGAAAAATTCGTCATGGATTCCAACAATTGGTCTGCTGGAGAAATTTCAATGCTAACAGAAGTAAAAAAGATCTTCTCTGAAGCTATTAATCCTGTACTTAAATATAAAGATGAAAACGGAGGTGAGCGGGTTATCCCGCTAAACTTTCAAGGAGGGATTAAATCTATTTTCCTTATTTCAGATCCGTTTTCTCAACTGGATTAAAATAGAATTTATATTTGCTAATAGATTCCATATTTCCCCGATGGATTTATATCAAATGGATTTTTATGAAATCGAATATATTCTTCAGGAATTAGAAGAACACGATAAGGAGGAGGAGAAAAGATATAAGAAAGAAGAGCAAGAGATGAAAAAAGCTCAAGCTCAGAAGCCTTCCCAAAAAACGGACTATGGGGGGTTTAAAATCCCGAAGATGGGTTTACCTAATATTTCAAAGTCTAAATTTTAAGAGGATAAATTATTATCCTCTTTTTTTTCAAACTTTTTTGCGATATATATGATAATAAAGATTTGATACATGTATTATATTTATAAAGTAACCAATAATATATCGGGAAGATTTTTATATGCCAGAAATAATTCTGATAATAGAATTAAAATCGGATATTCTTCTAATAAATTATTAAAAGAAGATATAAAAAAAATTGGATATAAAAATTTTTCTACAGAGATAGTTGAAAAAATTAATGATAAGGAGGAGTTAATTGTTAAATACAAATATTACAAAGAAAAATATATTATGAACCCGCTTTCTTATTATTATAGATATAATATATCCGAAGAAAAGCGGAAAAATATGAAAATAGGCAAGGAAAATAAAATTAATGAAAAATATATTAATTTTAAAGGAAATATAAAAATAAAGGATAGATATTTTTATGAAATTTCTAATTATTGTTCCCATGGAAGTTTTACTATCAGAAAGATCTTATTTAAAAAAATTTATAGCTTAAATGGGGAATTTTGCCCCATCTGTCGCGGAAGCATTCTGGAAAATACGTCGTTAGACAAAGAAAATATTAAAAAAATCTTATATCCAAAGCAATTAGAAGAAAAATATATATCTACTTATTTTCCTTCCTTATACAAATCTATACTAAATATACCGTTTGGAGATTTTCAGGAAAAAGTATTTGCTTTTAAAAATAATATTTCAAGTAGGCCAAAATGTTTAGAATGTTCCAATGAAGTAAAATTTTGTAAGTCAAAAAAAATTTATAATTTATATTGTGATTATCATGCAAACTTACATAGAACTTCTTCTGGAGAGATAGAATTATATAATTTTATAAAAGACACCATTCCGGATATAGAAATTATTAGAAATTATAGAGTTAATAATGCTGAAATCGATGTTTTTATTCCCGAATATAAAATGGGGTTTGAATTTAATGGTTTATATTGGCATAGTGATGTATTTAAAAATAGAAAATATCATCGAGATAAAAAAGCTTTTTTTGAAAAACAAGGTATAGATCTTTTTTATATATGGGAAGATAATTGGAATTTTAAGAGAGAAATTATAAAATCCCTCATAAAAAATAAATTTGGCAAAACTGAAAGAATATATGCACGACAAACAATAATAAAAGAATTAAAATCCTCTGATATAGTGCAGTTTTTGGATGACAATCATCTGCAAGGAAAAATATATGGATCTGTAAATCTGGGACTATTTTTTAATGATAATTTAATTTCTGTGATGAATTTTTCAAAAAACAGGGGAAATTCTGAGGGGTGGGAATTATTAAGATTTTGTAATAAAAAAAATATATCCATTATTGGGGGAGCACAAAAATTATTTAAATATTTTATAAAAAATTTTCAACCAAATAAAATAATATCATATTCGGATTTAGATATATTTTCTGGTGATATTTATGGAAAATTAGGATTTAAAAATTTAGGGGAAACTGGTCCTGGTTTTTGGTGGAGTGATAATCATCATAAATACAATAGAAGAAATTTTCAAAAATGGAAAATTTGCAAGAATTCAGAAAAAACAGGGGATGAATTAATGGGGGAAAGGGATTTTCATAAAATATGGAATTCGGGAAATATAAAATGGGAATATATTGAAGCATAAGATATATAAATAAAACCCTTACAGATGCTTCAAGCTAATGAACTTTTATATGGTATTTTAAAAACCCTCGGAAAAATTGAGGAGAATACCCGATCTGCTAAAGGGTCAGGTGGTCCTGCTCCTCAAGAAGTAGGATCGCAAATAAAAAATAAAATTTCAGTACTATCTAATTTAGGACCTTCTCTATTATCATTTGGCAGGGTTAAGCCCAAAACAATAAAAGATTTTTTTACTTTTATTGAGCAATTTGTAGCTATTGGCGCCAAAAGTCAGAAGGGGGCAAAAGGTTTAAAAAATCTAGCAGAATCGTTAAATCTTTTAGGTCAAGGTCTGCCTGGATTAGCTACAGGGTTAGATGCTTTAGGTAGGATCAAGCAGAGACAAGTTCATATGGCTCTTACTACTTTAGAATCTCTTTATAATTTTATGGAGGAAAAAGGGGATGCTTCAAGTACTAGAAAAGTAGATAAAGCTGTTAAAACATTTGATAAGATAGCTAAATCTCTTCAAAAAATAGCTAAACCAATTAAAGATATTTCTCTTAGCTTTGCATATTTAGGTATAGGAATACTTGCCTTTGCCGGGTCATTACTATTAACTGCAATGATCATGAAATTAGCTAGCCCAAAAGATGTTTTTATTTTCCTTGGGGTTGCTATATTAGGATTATTAGTAGTATTTGGAGCTCTTGCTTTAGCTAATAAGTTCATTAAAAAAGGAAGCTCCACCCTTGTTGAAATGGGTATCGGGATGGCTGCATTGGCACTTGGATTAGTTTCTTTTGCTTTAGCAGTTAGTTTAATTCCTAAAATATTGGGGAAGGAAACCGGCGGGGGATTATTAAAATCTATGCTAGTTATCGGAGGAGTTATCGTTGGATCTGCTCTTATATTTGCTTTATTAGGAACTATGATTGTTGAAGTAGCTCTTGGTGCTTTGACTATTTTAATGCTTGGAGGAACTTTCTTTTTACTTGCAGTAATGATTAAAAAAATTGTTGGCATTTCGAATGAATTAAAAGATGTAGATATTAGGGAAACGCTCGGGCATTTAATCGGAGGGGTTCTTGGCGGCATGATTGACGGTATTTCAGTTCTTTCCGGGGGGAAGAAAGGATTCGCAGGTATTGGGGAATTTATAAAAAATAGTGCTAAGATATTTGCTGGAATAGTGGTATTAATGGCAATGTCTGTTGCACTTTCGATGTTTGCAAGAGCGGTATCTGCTTTTGCCGAACTAAATAGTATGAGAATTATTGAAGGATATGATAAGAACGGAAAGCCAATATTCGGCGAAAAAGTTAATTTATCAAAAGTTGCCGATAACATATCTTATTCAATTAGTACTTTTTTAACTGCTCTTCTTGAATCTACAGAAGGACTTACAAAGCAAAAAGCTATTGCCATTCGAAAAATGGGTAGAGCGCTTACCGGAAGAAGAGGTATTCTTTCGGCAGTTATTCAATTTGCAGATGCGATGAAAATATATGCCGAATTTGGGGAAAAAAATGAAATAGGATATATTGATTATGACGATAAAGGAAACGAGATAAGGAAAAAGGTTGCAGCCAAGACTGTTGTTAAAAATATGATTAGTAGTTTCTTATATTTTACAGAACAACTATTTTCGAAATCAGAAAGCGAGTTTGGGGATGGTGAGCCTGAGGGGAAGGGAATTTCGGGTAAGCAAAAAAGAAGAATGAAAAGAATGTCTAAAGCTCTTGTTGGAAGAAATGGTATTCTTGGAGCAGTTATGCAATTCGCCGATACTTTAAAAATGTTTGCTGAATTTGGCCCTAATAATGAAATTCCGATTCTGGATGCAGAGGGTAAACCTGTAATGGAAAACGGAAAACCCAAAATACTTTCGATGGGCATTATTGCTCAAAATATTGTTTCCGCTCTTACAACTTTTTCGGATACTCTCGCAACAAAATTAGAAAAATCTAGTGCAAAAGATGCTAAAAAAGCCATCCAAAAATATAGCGGGGTTATAGAAGAACTTTCTAAATTTTCAGAATCATTATCAGCTTTAGAAAAAACTAATGATACCATTTCAAATTTAGCTAAATCTCTCAATGATCTTTCTGTAAGTCTCGATGGATTTGATACGGCAAAACTTTCAAAACTTGCTGCTATTTCTGTGAGTGCTGGGGTAACTAGCGGAATTTCCGATGGAACTACGAGAGGAACTACTGCTGAAAAAATTCAAACAACCTCCAAAGTTGTCAATGAATCCTCTATTCCAACAACAAATTGGGATGTAATCTCTGCTCAAATAGGAGTTGCTGTTGGTTCCCAATTATTAGATGCTATGAAAAAAGGCCAAGTTAAATTTGAATTTAGCCCGTCATCCCCAGGAAAAGGAGTTTTAAGTTTTGATTAATTAAAACTATAAAGGATAAAAACTGTATAATAAAAAATTATATATTATTTTTATGAATTTAATTAAACCCTCCTATGAGATCATCACACCAATTGACGATCCGGAAGAAGTAAAATGTCTAATGCGAACTATCGAAAGAGTCGCAAGAACCTGCTATAAATCAGAAGATAAAATAGCAGAGGATTCTGCCGAAAAAATGATTAATAATCTTATTAAGAGAAAACATGAAGCAATGATTGAATTTTACGATATCATTGTTAAATTTACTTGCGACAGAGGAATTTCCCATGAAATTGTACGTCATCGACTTGCATCTTATGCTCAAGAAAGTACTCGATATTGTAATTATTCTAAGGACAAATATGATCATGGAATTACATTCATTGATATTAATAATATATTTAAATTACAAATTGGGAAGGAATTTAGTCATCCTATTTCTGGAAATACAAAAGAAATAGCTGAAGAAGACATTCTATATTGGTATGATGAATGGTATAAAGCAATGGAAGATTCCGAAAGGCATTATCATAATCTTACTAACGCATATTGTCCGGCTCAATTAGCTCGTAGTGTGCTGCCTAATTCTGTTAAAACAGAGATCAATTGTAAATATAATCTTCGCGAATGGAGACATTTCTTTCGCATGAGATGCGATGCACCTGCTCACCCGCAGATGAGAGAAATAACGATTCCTTTATTAGCGGATTTTAAATCAAAGATCCCAATCATTTTCGATGATTTGTCATATTAAAATATTAAATATGAAATGAATCCATTTTCGCAATTTAGAGATGATCTTGTAAAAGGAATATTAAATATACAGGATGCTTTTTATTCAAATGCGATTACAGCTTTAACATACATAGCTTTAATTTTATTTTTTATTTATATTATTAAAATTATTATTCAAAATAAAAAAGAGAGAAAGGAAAGGGAAAAAAGATGGATTCGTTTTGAAAGGGAATGGATAAGTTTATTTAATAAAGAGGAGATTGATAAATAGCACAATATATTTAGAGAAATAAAAAGATATAAATAAGGATATAAGTATATGAAGATAAAGCGATTAGGTGTTACTGTAAACTGCTTTGACTCGAGTGAACTTTTATTTGACTTAATTTCTCAGATAAGGGATCAAGTGGATTGGGTTGCAGGATTTTATCAGAAAAAATCTTATTGGAAAAATCCAATGGATCCAGCTGATATGGAAGAGTTGAATAGATTAAAAAAAATCGGGCTTATTGATGAGTTAATAGAATTTAAACCAAATTATCTCAAATATTCAAGAGAGCAGGAAACGGATAAAAGAAATATGGGTATCGAGCTAGCAAAACAACGAGGATGCTCTCATATTTTAAATATCGATGCAGATGAATTTTATGATGCTGATCAATTCAGAAATGCCAAAGATATAATAAATAAAAAAGGTTGTCCAATCACATACTGGAGTTATGTAAATTATTTTAGAGACCTAGAACATTATTTGGTATATCCATTTAGACCTTTTGTTCCTGGTATCCATTCAACATTCTTTACATACACATTTAACGGTCCTGCTCCCGGCCCAACAGATCCGACAAGAAGAATTTTAAACCCATTAAATATAGGAACTTATGTTTTTGAAGATGATGAAATCAGAATGCAACATCTTGCGTGGGTTAGAAAAAACATTCGTAAGAAATTAGATAACTGGTCAGCTAAAGATCATTTTGATCAAAATCTAATTAACAAAGCTGTTAAACAGTTTGAAAATTGGCACGAAGGTGACCCAGCAATTATGCTATTTAATGTTCCAGAGAATTCAGTGATAGTTAAAAAGTTAGAAAAAAGAATAACATCCATAAAAATTCCATGGGTAGAAGAAGAAATGGAGCAATGGAGATTGAAACAACCAGAGAATGTAAAAAAAGAGGTTATTTAGCCTCTTTTTTTATTTTCATATAATTGCTCTATGGATTCGGAGACAAAAAGAGATTCTCCCACGATATCTCTATCTAAAGTTGCTAACCCGGGAAGCAGATCATTTTCAATAAGTTCAATTGAGGTAGGATCTACTTTTTCAGATTGTCCTGATGCAGGATTTAAAACCTCATAATGAAGGATATTTCCATCCGCATCAAATTTAGTAGAAAGTATATTTCCTTCTACCCATTTTTCTGATTCCAATGATTTAGCTTTAACATGAGAACCAATATGTATGTATTTTTCTTCTCCTTGAGTAGTTGGAGGGGGTTGCAATGCTTGATTTAAATCCTTAACATCATAGGTGTACATTAAATTTGGACCTCCTTTATTCTGGGAGCTTTGGCCAAAACCAATTCCTCGTCCGGGATTGCCATAATTAGCAGCGCCGCCGTATACTGCATAACCTGCTCCCCCAAATTCATTAAGTGCTTCTTGTATAGTCTTTGCTTTCATATTTTATTTATCATTAATTATATGGTTCTCATACAAATATTAAATATTCAAGCTGAATTGAAAATACCTGAGGATTAAAAGCATAGAAGCCGTCGATTAAATTTCTTGTATCTTCAGCATCCGGAGCAGATGTTCGAATATACATATCTCCGACTTTTTCCCAAGCATCATTAGTAGTTATCCATTCAAGATAATCCCCCGCGCTCATTTGGGATGAATTTGAACAGCCGCTCATACCTACCTCAATGGTTTTAATAATTGGGCGATAATAAGTTGAAGAATCATAGGCAGCTGATGGTTCTATATTTTCATTTATTCTTATAATCGTACAATTTTCTAATCCAATTAAGCTAGAATCATAAAAGCAATTATAAAGTGTACAGTTTGATAAAGAAACATCGGTTAAAAGAGATTTATATATCGAAGTATCTCTAATAAAAGTGTTATAAATTGAACATTCATTTATTGTTGATAAATTAATTTCTACTCTAGCAGAAGGATCCCCATATGGAAGCAAAGGATAATCCTTATTTGTCCAGGATTTTTCCAGTATTCCGTTCATCAGGGTAGAGCTTAACGTTAAATTAGAGCTGTAAACTAATGAATTTGAAAGATTATAAGTTGCAAAAGATGAATCTACAACTCCAGCAATATATGATCCAGAACCATTACTTGCATCCAACCCATAAGTTGCGCCAGAAAAGTCCGTAATAAAAGGTCCAAAATAAATAGAAGGATCAAAATTAATTGCAAGGTCCAATGAACTAATGAAATTATTTATTTCAATTGGTTCATAAATTGCTACTATATCCGGAACGTGATTAATTTCAAACCATTTATTATAATCTGATTCTGTTTCTGGATAGGTTGCTTTAAGTATAATTCCCTGCATTGCTGAATTAGGATATTTAGCATAAAGAATCATTTTTTCTAAATCCTCTTCTAAAGAAAAAGATTGAGGGACATTTACCCCGTCTATGATAATAGAAGGAAATGGGGAGTCCGAATTCTCCGAAGCATCAATAAGGGTTAATTTGACATTGGATATATTAAAATCCCATCCTAACTGAGTTCCGATAAATCCCATATCGCTTGGATCATAAACAGATGTTATTTTTGCTTGAATATTTGAAAGAGCTATATCAAGAGCTTCATTTATATTGACGTTATTTGAAGCATCTGCTGTAGCATACAAATTATAAGTTTTATACCCGAAATTTTTATAAAATGCAATGGAAAGATCAATAGTCATATAATATGGCTGAAGACCCCCAGGATCCTCATCAAATTCAGGTAATGTAAAATATTGTGATCTATAATTTAATCCCTTTGATAATCCGGGGATAAAAGATACTTCGCCTGGTTCGAGAATTTTTTTCTGAGAACTATAAGCTGAAACCGGAATTTGTATATCTGAAAAAGAAATCCCTGCAAGAGTATTACTTCCATTTATGACTGCAATAGATTTATTTGGAAGAAATTCCAAAAAAGAATCATCCCCAGTTCCTACGCATGGGGAAAAACCGGGATTTACATAGTTATTGTTGCTGTTATTGAATACGTCAGTTGTAGCCATTATAATTAGCTTATTATTTTATCTATTTATTCAAGATTAAATCGGAGGGAATAAATTTTTGAAGAAACTTATTAGATTCATTTTTAAAAAGAAAATCCCCTAGACATAGGTTAATATGTCTAGGGGATTTAAGCTTAACAGGCGTATCCCTATAAGTTCTAGCAAGGAGTCTTAAGCATTTCAATATAGTTAGATCCTATCCCAATTTAATCTGGTTTCAGATGCGGGGATTCCGAATTTATCGGTTTTTCTTTTTTCTTTAGGAACTGCTTTTGCATCAATAATTTCAACCCCATCAATAATTGTAGATGGGACATATTCTTCAATTTTGGTTTCTTTCTTAGCTTTTCTTTCAGAATCTTCTTTTTTAATTCTTTCGATAAGTTCTTTTCCCGGAGAAGGCTTGTTAAGTTCTTCAATAGGGTTTATCTCTTGATTATTAGGAGCGGGCTCATTTTTACCCCTGTTTCCAGTGCTCGCTCCTAAACTTTTTTTGATTTCTTGGATTGTTCCTTTTCTGGAGGGCAGAATTTGCCATAATGATAAATATCACCATTTGAATCGATATAAGTCTTTTTCAAATGCCATCCCCTAGTTTTAATAAATGGAATTTTTTCTCCAAGTTCTCTTCTTGTAGCATCTTCTGCTTCTTTTAGAGTTTTCTTAGAGATAACAACTTCAGGTTCTCCTATTTCAGTTATAATAGAGGTTGGAATTTGAGCTACTTCTGCTTCAACATGCTTTGTCTCTCTAGGAAGATTTATTTCGGGAACAGGTCTTTCTATTTCTTCATCCAGATAATCTTTAGCATCTTGTACATCCTTTTTCAGATCCTCGAGATTTTTCTTATCCGCAGATTCTTTAATTCTTCTTTTTATCTCATCTCCAACAATTGCATCCGGATTTTCAGCTGTCATTTCTATATTTTCGGGGACAAATTTAAATGGGGGAAAATCTACTTTGGGGTGTTCCCCAGCTTCCCATTCTACTCCTTTGCCATCAACGAATTTTTTACCTTGTAAGGAAGTTTGAAATTCCGGTTTAATAACTTCGACACCGCCTTCCCCTATAATTGAATTTTCTTCTAATTCAGTTTGGGGACTAGCATTCGAAAGAAGTTTATTTTTAAATTTATCTAATTGTTCTTCTACTGAAGGCATTTCAACAGGTTTGGATTCTTCATCTTTAATTTCCTCAGATTTTTTAAATTCATGATTTAGAAATTCTTTTACAACATCTTTAGGTTTTTCCTCTTCCTCCCCTTCTTCAGCAATAAATCTCATATTTTGAGCAACTAAAGCTGTCATACCTAATGCAACTACAGGAAGTAAAGCACCGGCAATCCAAGAGATAATAACTTGATACATTTCGGGATTTGCTGCTTGAACACCAATCAATATAGATTTTTGCCAATACTGCCAATCATTACTTCCTGAATTGGCCATAAATTTAAATGAAGCATATACGTTTGCCGTGACTTGAAGAGCAGTCAATAAAATCATTAACGCCCATGGCAAAAATTTATTCGAGTTTTTTGTCATTAGAAGTCCGAATAGCACACTAGCTTGGCCTAATTCATAGGTTAATCCAAGCAATATAGCAAGACCTAAACTATTAGCAAGATGAAAAAAAGTTATGCTATGTAAAGTACTTACAAATCCAACGCATAAATATAAAATTGCAAATGTTGCAATCAACCCCCAATATAACCCTTTATTAGTTATTTTAAAATTTTTAAAATTCATTTTTTTAATTATATATTTTTTCAAAACATTTTTTGCATAATTGACCTGCTCCATCAATATAGTAATTTCTAAGATTAACAGGGGTATCTATAAAATAAGGGGTTTTTGCTCCACAATGAATGCATCTTTCCTTTTCTGATTTTTTAACTGTTGATTCCATTACTTTTTAATTTCATTTTTGATAAAATCAATAATATTTTCTAAACAGGATACGCTAAAAATTATATCATTTATAGTAGTAAGAACATATTGTTTCCAGCTAGGCTCATAATAGATATATTCAAGCGGATCACCCTTTTTAGTATTAACTACTATATAAACAAGTTTATCGTTATGAGTCTCATCTGCTTCAGAGATGGTAATGTGCTTATAAACTTTGCTTTTCATTTTTTAAATGCATCCTTTATTTCTTCCACACCCTTTACTGTAATAGTGGTATTTGTTTTAATCTTTTCAACAGCATTTTGAACTGCTTGAGCTCGATCATTTGCAGCTCTTGTTTGTTCAGAAGTAAATTTTAATTCAAAATTTAGCTTTTTGATGCTGTCTTGGCCCTCTTGTCTAGTTTTATTGATAAGGGTTTTTAAAGAATCTATTTGTTCAATATATTGTTTTGTTCCTATATCTAATTGCATTTTCCTATTACAGCTTCTTACCGAACTGAATAAAAGAAGAAAGAATAGGATTAAAGTAATCCATTTCATGTTTTTAGAGAAAAATTGATCTGGAGTTGTTGTCATAATAATTGATCATTTTATTTTTATATATTCTTATTTTAAAGTAGATGTAAACTTTTTATTATACTTTATATCAGAACAAAGGATCCTAGTTTTAGGATCCTTATAGTTTTATTAAAGGAAAAGTAACTATTCAGCAGGATGAATAGCAAGATCCCCGGGATCTACAGCAATGGGTTCGTCTAAATTAAGGGGTGTTTCTAACTCCGATGCAGGATCTCCTTCTGTAGGTTCAAGCTCAAGATAAAAACCTTGCTGCATAGCTGCATACTTATCTTGCAAGAATTGAATTTGTTTAAGCTCAATTCTAGCTTTTTCTAGAGAGATAGAAACCGATTCCATAAGAGGAAGATAATTTTCACTTTCCGATTCAAAATCCTGTGCTGTTTGAAGACCAATCCCTCCGGGATTCATTAAGGAATAATAAACAAACTCCAGTGCTTGATATCCCAATTTAAGAGGTTCTTTCCCATTTAATAGATTTTCAGCTGCTTGAAGCTCCTCGTTTAATTTTACGACTCCCATCCAGCCATTTTTAGTCCAAAATAATCTATTTCTTACATAGTGTTTGAGATAGTCACAAAAAGTTCTAGCATCTTTAACCTTGCCTATTTCCCATAATTTAGAAGGGAAAGTTTTAGAAGCAGATTCGAATTCAGCTGCTGCAGCTTTAATCTCCTCCTCAGTTGGTTTATTTGGATTATTTTCAACGGCTTTTTTAAGCTCTTTTTTAAGATCCTCTGCATTATTAATTTCAAGTTCTGCCATATTTTTTACATTATTTTTAAATTATAGTATAGAGGGGGAAATAAGTTTTTCAAATTCATCATATTTTTTATCTATAATCATTATAAATTGAAATTCTGTATTTAATACAGTTTTTTTCTTTAATGGATCTATTATAGAAATATTGTGAATACTAACATGCCTAGATAGATGGATAAAGAGAGATATTCTTTTGAATAAATTTTGCAAATAAATTTTTCTTTTTTCATAATGAATATATATTTAAATTATATTCGAAATGCTAATTAACAGTTTGTCTAACCAATTCGTCGTAGTTTTTCCTAAGAATTTCTTTTATCCAGAAATTCATACCAGGTGGACTCCTATTATCAAAAGGCTAAAACTCCCTTACGAAAGTGTTGAGGATTTTATTAATGCTTCGGTTCAAAATATCACATTTCCTGCCGTTGATCTTCCAACAGCAGAGCAGCAGCAATCTCAATATAAAATTGCTTATCGAGGGGGAAAAGAGCTTGAAGCAGTCTTAGATAAAAATTTAAGTATTACTTTTAAATTATCAGAGGGATTTATTTCTTATTGGATTCTCTTTGAGCAAATTGAAAAATTTGTGGAATACTCAGATAGAGTTCCTTTTTGGCCCCCTATGTTTGTTTCCTTTTTAGATCATCATGGATTTGAATTAGTGGAATTTACCTTTACAAAACTTATTCCTACGAGTTTATCCCAATTTGAAATTTCATATGCTACAACTGCAGCAGAATTTAATACTTTTTCAATGAATATAAAATATAATAGATATACAATTAAAAGAAGAACAGACACCCCAGAAGGACTTTAATATATAAATAAATGAGCTTTCTTATGGAAAAAGAAATTAAATCCAGAATCCGTTTAGAAGAATCAAAAAAATTTGATTTTCCTACTTACTACGATATTAAATATTCGCAATCATCAAAGATTTTTGAATCCGAGGAGATAAAGGATATGACCCCGGATCAAATACAAGAAGCTGAAAAAACTTATTATCAAATTTTGGAAAAACTTAATAAAGGAGAAGATATGGATGAGGGGTTTCTAGGAGCTATAGCTGGTGCGGGAGCTTCGGCTTTAGTAGGACCCAGTATTATGAAAGCATTGTGTAAAGCATTGGGAATAGATGAAAATGGAACCCTCGGTAAATTGCTAACCAGCAAATTAGTCCTATCTGCTATAACTTATACAGCTCTTAGATAATTTATAAAAACCACCATATTAATAATCATTTAAAACTAAATTAATGAATCCAATATTTGGGTTTGACTTTTCAATTAATAAACCCGCTGCATGTTTTTACCAAAATAATAAATATATCTTTTATTCTTGGCCTTTTGATTTAAGTGAAAAACTTAAAAAAATTTATCGCGACGCGGGCGTTAATCTTATAGATAGAGATGATAAAAAATATAAAGGAAAAGATTCTTCTGAAAAAATGCGATGGGAAGTATCCAACTCCATGTATCTTTCAAATTTAATTATTACTAGCCTACCCGATGGGGATATAAGCAAATGGCAAATAGTTTTTGAAGGTCTTTCTTTTAATTCATCTGGGAATATGGGAATTCAGCTAGGATCATATAAGTATATGATAATGAGGGATTTATTTGATAAATGTGTTCCTTTTGAAAATATGACTACTTATTCTCCGATTACAATAAAAAAAACTGCCGGATGCTCTCAAAAAGGCAAAAATAAAAAAGATATGATTGATGCTTTTGTCCAATCCTCATCTTGCGATTTAGCAAAGACTATATCTTCAAACTCTTCTTTATTTCAAAAGAAAACAGGGACTTGGATAGAGCACCTTGATGATTTAGTTGATAGTTACTGGGCAGTTGAAACTTATTTAGCTAAAAATTAATATTTAAACAATTAATTCTATCATTTCACCTCTTCTGATCAAGCATTTGTTCTAATCTTAAAGCAATTGATTTAGGCCAATGCGCGAATTCATCGGACATGCCAAATGTATAGTCCCAATTAGTATTTCCATTGGGCATTTCAAATTTTTCTTTCTTCAACCAAGTAGCTATTTTTTGGAAATATGCTATGGGAAGCCATAAATGTTCTTCGGAGTTTAAAATATCATCAGGGATTTCACCATTAAAAATTAAGGGCATAGCAGATATGATATAATCAACAAATTCGTCAATAGTCTCAAATCTTCTTGGATATTTTAAACCGATCCTTATACTTTTCTTGGGATCTTGCCCTCTTTCAAAATTTAGAGATTCTTCTAAAGATTCGGGGATTAGATTCATAATATATTTTTATTTATTTATCTTTCTTTTTTCTTTTCTTTCTATTAGAGTAAATTCTTTCTTTTTCTCTTGGACACTTATTGTATGACTTCTCTAATGATAGTTTTTATTTTTTCGTTAAAAATTAGTTAAATTCTTTTTTGAGCTATAATTTTAGTGTTAAATCTTCGTTAATAGAAAATTATCGTAGCTTTTTCGGGTATAATAAGAAATAAATACGAAAAACCTGATAAATTATGAATGCAGAATCATCACATGTCTTTCTAAATAAAATGAAGGATAAAATTGATAAGGGGGAATATGATAAGGAAATAACCGTTCCTTTTATGAAAAGAGAATCAATTTATGCGTCTATGAAGGCTCGTGTAGTAAAGAAACTCGAAACAGGGGGAACTCCTGTTTTAACAGAATCAGAAATAAAAAATGCTATTCACGATGCTAAAGAAGTAGCAGCAATATCTTTAGCTTTATTTTCAAAAGTCGGAATAGTAGAAAAAACAGAATCTGGTTGGGCAGTTACTCCTAGAGGGGAAAAACTTCTCCCCCATATTAAACCCTATTAATTTTTTTGGATCTAAGGAGCTTAGACATATTAAAAACAGGCCTAAGCTTCTTAATTTTTTCTAAAAACATGGAAAAGGAAAAAACAATCCGTGTAAGCTTTGGTTTCGATGAAACCCTATCGAGGGAATCAGTTCAAAAATATGCTCAAGAACTTGTTGATGAGGGAATTGAAGTGTGGATTGTAACCTCTCGATTTGGAGATGATGAAAGATATAAATCTTTTTTCCAAAATACAGCTGCTGTTGGCTTAACAAATAAAGATCTTTTTGAAATAGCTGAACGACTAAGAATTCCCAAAGAAAGGATTCACTTTACAGATATGGATGATAAATGGCCATTTTTTAAATTCTGGAATGATTTTTTATGGCATCTTGATAATGATTGGATTGAGAATAGATGTATACTCAAATATACTAAAACTAAAGCAATTAATTCAATTGGGGCTAATTGGAAAAGTAAGTGCAATAGATTAATAAGAAATGAAATGATGGATAAATAAAATAAAACTTATGCTATCATTTCCTTTTTATTGGTCTTGGATCAAAGATTGGAAGTTTTATGAGCATACGCCAGAAGAAGATGCTTCTGCAACTAAAATAATTTCTAATATGCGGTCAGATTTAAAACCCATTGAACTTCACAAAATCAAAGTTATTGATTTTCCAGAAGATCAATATTTTCATGAGGAGTGTCTGAAAAAACAAATTTGCTTGCATCATACAATAAGTGGCAATGGTGTTACCGGAGATATTGCAACTTGGGAAGACGATCCAACAGTTGTAGGAACCGCTATGATTATCGATCGAAATGGAATTCCGCATCAGTTATTCTCTTCAAAATACTGGGCTTGGCATTTAGGAATAGGAAACAAACTTAGAGATTCTCAATCAATTGGTATTGAGATTGATAACTGGGGGGGATTAATTCCTGGTGATGGAACCATTAAAAAATTTGGAAATCCCTCTAAAAATATTCATACTGAAGTAGGAAAATTTTATACCTACTATGGTAATGCCGTTGATGTTGCAATGCAATATTATCCAAGCGGATTTCGCGGATATAACTACTATGAAAAATATACAAATGAACAGATACAAACTATAGGGGAACTTTTATTATTTTGGAAACAGAAATATAATATTACTCTCATGTATCATGAGAAAATGTGGGATCTTTCCCAGGATGCTCTATCTGGTATGCCTGGAGTATGGACTCATGTATCATATCGTAAGGATAAATCTGATTGCCACCCGGATCCATCTTTAATCGGGATGTTAAAAACCATATAATTTAAAATAAAATTAAAAATATTTAAAAGATGAAATTTCAAAGTTTTTTGCAATGGTTAAATGAATCCGACACTTCAGCTAATGATGAAAAATTTGGCTGTGTTATGATGGATGCCGATATAAAAAATTGGACAGAATTTCATACAGCAGGAATTGAAAGGGAAGATATTTATTTAAAACCTTATGATGATTCCTATGGGTTGGAAGAACAACCCCACGTAACAATTCTTTATGGCATCCACGAAAAAGAAGTTGATCCTCAGAGGATGGCCGATCTAATTGAATACTATATGAAACCGGTAACCGTTACAATCAAGGAAGTTGATGTTTTTCCCGGAAAAGAATATGATGTTGTAAAATATAATGTTCCTCTAACCGGTCAATTACAAAAATATCGGGATCTTTTTATGCAAATTCCAAATACCCAGACTTTCCCTGAATTTCATCCTCATCTCACTCTTGCCTATGTTTTATCAGGTAAGGGGGGAAAATATAAAAGGGAGCTTCGGGAGCCTTTCCAGATTACATTTACGAAAGGGGTTTATTCCTGGCATCCCAATAAAGATAAAGATCCAGACAAAACCTCTCGAAAGGTAGTTAATCTAGTTAAAAAAGAAGCTCCAAAAGAAGATGCCTTACCTCCAAATATACAAAAATAGGGGAAATTACATTTATTCCCATACTGTTTTAAAAGGAGAGGATCTTTATCAAGTTCACATTACTCCTAATCAACTTATGCGTTGGAAATATTTAGGTAAAGTAGATCCTAAGATATATCAGACGCAAGGGGAATTAGTTCGAAAGCCTTCCATGAAATTAATCAGTATTCTCCAAAGGGATTTACAACCCACCCAAAAACAAGCATTCGAAAGCTTTCAAGAATGGGGGTTTAACGAAATCATAACGGGATAAGAATAAAACTTATCCCATTTTTGTGTATATTTGTAAAAAATATTATCATGGGAGGGAATGCAATTAAAACTTCTCGTCCGGTTACTTTTGACGAAGCTCAAGAAACAGTTAAATGGCTAAAAGAAAATGTTCTTCGGCATTTACTAATCAGAGAACAGGATATTGAATTATTGGGTTCTTATGGAAAGAAAAAAGACGGGGAAATTTATGGGGATATTGATATTGCCGTTCTTCTTAAACCAGACCCCAATTCTTTTCCTAAAAATACTGAATTAAATATGCTGCAGCATCAATTAGAAACACTGGGATTTGATTCAGCTATTAATTATGGATTTAGAATTGTTTCCTTCGGCTGTCCTATTGCAGGGAATCATGAAATGGGGATTGTTCAAGTGGATTTTATGATAACACACAATCTCGAGTGGTCAGAATTCATTTATCATTCTCCGGATTTTCGCAAAGGGGAATCTGAATACAAAGGATTTTATCGAAATATTCTTTTAATGGCTATTATTACAGAATCAAAAAAAGAAATAATTAAGTTTACTGATATAGGGGGAATAGAAGAAATCGAAGTAAACATACTTAAATTTCCGTGGGGGGTTTGGAGGGTTCGCAAAAATTTTATGGGGAAGAAAGGAAAATTGGTTAAGGGTGGAACGAATGTCAATGGATCCGAATATTTTGTTACAGATCAACCTATGGAAATTTTAGATCTGACTGTGGGAAGCCAGTTTATTCCATCAGATATTGATACATTTGAAAAGCTATGGCATATAGTTATGTCCCCTAATTTTAAATGGATAAATAAACGAGCAGATATCATTAATAGATTTATCGAGTGCATAGAGGAGCAAAATCTTCCCCTACCAAATGAAGTTTTAAAAAAATGCGATATAAAAAATTCAAATTTATGAATAAAAAATCAGAAGTTAAAAACGTAATAGTTTTATTTCCGGGGAGTTTTAAACCGTGTAGCGGCGGGCATATTGACCTTATTAAAAAATATGCCGAACTTCCTGAAGTTGAAGAAATCAGAATTCTTGTTGGGCCAGGTGTTCGAGGGGGAATCACCCAAAATATAGCTGTAAAAATGATTGAAAAACTAACTGAAAATATTAAAAAAGCAACAATCGAAGCAGTTCCTTGGGCTTCTCCAATATTAGCAGCTTATAAGATTGTTCAAGAAGCAGATCCGGGTCAATATACTTTAGCAGCTTCCAGCAAGGAAGAAGAAAATGCTAAAAGAATTTCAGATTTTGCTTGGAAACATTCTTTAGAAGGCAAATTTTATAGAAGGGGAATCAATATAGTTGAATTGCCTGTCAATATTGAGCCTTTAAGATTCAAAGGTAGAACAGATGAACATGAAGGCGAACCTATCTCTGCAAGTGTTCTAAGACAAGATTTAATTAATGGCGATTTAGAAAATTTTATGACAGGATACCCTGACTCAACAGAAGAACAAGTTTCATTCGTTTGGGATACTCTGGAACAAAATATTAGTTTACCAGAATCTGACGTTGCTGCGGATCAAGTTACCGAAGCTTTACATACATCTGGAACCCCATCAGAAAGTTCCCCATTAGGATATGATCGCTATCAAGCAGGATATAATTATAAATCCCAATTTCCTATTACGGAGGAAGAAGATGAAGACGAGGATGAAGAACCTCTCAAAGATTGGGAATGGAATGAGACAAAGAAAACTTGGACACGTAAAAAATAACTTTGGTTTCGTGTTTTTTAATTAAATTGTTAACCTAAAATTAGATAAAAATGTACAGGAAATTAAAACGAGTATGGTCTCATAATGATATGAACTACATACCAAAATTCAAAGAAACATTTCCAGAGCTTAAGAAAGTTTCAAGCGAAGAAATGTGTGATAGATGGATTTTATTAGGTATTGATTTTTATACCGAAAATGAAACCCCTGTAAAAACATGGCTGAGATTTACACTACCCTTTGCAATTATTTTAATGTTGCTAATGCTCATCGGATTGCCAATTGTGTTTTTAATTACAGGAAGCTGGTTTTATCCTCAGACTAAAAAAAATAGGATTTTAAATTGGTTTAGATCGCTGCGGCTTATTTAGCAGGAACCATAATGGCGGCGACAATCCAAATTTGTCAATATATCATTGAAAAATAATGGAAAAATTAATCGGAAAAAATATATGAGCGGTGCAGCAGGACATATCCAATCTCCATGGGAGAATATGGATTTAACATTTGGACAGATTAGAGAGATTATCATTAAATCGTGTTTAGGTACTTTAGAGAATGCAAAAGAAAAATTGGATGGGGTAAATATTCTAGCAACTTATAAGAGCGGTCATGTCTATATTGCTCGTTCCCTAAAACAAGTCCGGGATAACGGTGCTGAAGCGATGCGCTGGGATCTGGTGGGAGAATATATGAAAACTCTAGAATCCCGAGAAGCTTATTCAACCGCCGCAAAGGATTTACAAAACGTTTTATTTACTATAGATGAAGAAATTCTTCAAAATTTCTTTCTAAATGGAAAATATTGGCTGAATATGGAATTGTTGACACCTTTAATGGAAAATATTATTCCATATAATAAAAATCAACTCCGAATTCATAATGTGCAAACTGAAAATGGGGTTATAGATATTAATTTTGACCCATTATTGAAACTAATAAAAGTTGCTCAAGAGGGAATTTCAAAAACTTTTGAAATCGATAAGACTAATAAGGTTTCACTTAAATTTATGGATCCTACAGAATTTTTAAAAGATCTGGATTCCCTGATGGAAAATTTTAATCTGGCAGAAAGAAATACTATTGAAGATTTTTTAGCAATTGAATTCTGGGATTTTATCGATTTCGAATTTTCAAAAATTAGGGAAAGGGATTTTAACCTAATAAAAAGTCTTATTCGAAGATGGGCATATCTGGATAAATCAACATCTATTACTAAACTTTTAGCTGGAAAAAATCAGCAAACCGTTAAATGGGTAAAAGAAACAGATAAAAATATAGATAGTATCCGAACAGTATTTTTGGAACAAATAATTGAAATATTTTCTAGAGTTGGATCAAAAGTACTATTAAATTCGGAGAATATAGCTTCTTCCGACCCTTCAAAAGCCCAAAAATCCATAATAGATAAAACTGATGATGCGATAAATAAGATGAGTGAATACCGTGGAGAAAAATCCAAGTTTCTAAAAGCTCAATATGAAAGATTTCTTAGAGCGGGGGGATTCGACTCGATAGCACCAATAGAGGGGGTTGTTTTCAATTATGAAGGAAAATTATTTAAACTTACTGGAAGTTATCTTCCTCTACTTAAAATAATCAGCTTCTTCCGCTTTGGAAGAGACAAAGAATGAATGCTCGCTTTGTAAGAGGAGTAGATCCAATGGATTCTATGGAACTCGGAAGATTTCACGAAAGACAACTTGATCAAGCTAAAGCTCAGCTTAAATCAATTTTTGACAGAATAGTCAAAGAGTATGGGGGAAGGTCAAGAGTTTATAAAGCTCTTAGCTCCCTAGAAACCGGGGTTAAGGCTACTTGGACACCCGAATCTTCTAAATACGGATATGGAATGCAAATGAAATGATCGCTCAATGGGGGAAAATAAGGGGTTCAAAATGCAGATAAATTAATAAAGAGGGAAAATTATTTGGAATATAAAATAAAAATGAAGAAATATGGAAGAATTAACCAATAAAAATTACGATGAAATCATAAAAAATGCTCCAAACTTAATCATTAAATTCGAAGCTGACTGGTGCGGCCCTTGCAGAATTATTTCCCCCATTTTAGAGGATTTATCAAAAGAATATAGAAATGAAGTAAAAATAGTTAGATGTAATGTAGATGAAAATCCTGAATTATGCGAAAAATACAAAATAAAAAGTATACCTTCTGTTTTTTTTATAAAAAAAGGAGAAGTATTTGATACTAAAATTGGCGCTGGAAATAAACAATCTTTCGTTAAAAAAATAGAACTTCTTTTATTATAATGAGAGCGCAGTTTGTAAGGGGGGTAGATCCTAAAGATTCGATGAATATTGGGAATAAACATGCTAGAGAAGCACAAAAACTTATAGCAGCTTTTAAAGAAATTAACCCAAATCTAAATCCTCGAATAACTGATGATAAAACAGAAAAAGATCCTGACCTTGAAATAGTAGTGGTATCTATATCATTAGATGCAACAGGATATCACTTAGCATGGGTAGATTCGGGTTTAGAATATTATATTGCAGCTTGGAGTAAAGAAGGGGAAAGGGGAGCTCAGAATACTTTTCCTAAACTGGGGCAAGCAAAAAGAAAAATGGAGGAATATTTATCAATGTAATTTTTAATAAAATATTAATAAAATAAAAAGGTAAAGTCAAAAACTTTACCTTTTTTCGTAGATATATAGAATATATTAAAGATATCTAAAAAGCTAAATTGTCTTACTATCTAAAATGTCTAAAGAAGATTTATTAAAAATATTAAATGGAAAAAATTTAGGAATATTTAACTTCGTTAAATCTAAACCTGAATTATATAAAGAGGTTTTGGACAAAACCTCCTTTTTATCATCGGATTCTTCTTTATCTCTTCGTATTTTTTGTCTAAAGAATAATATTTTAGAAATGCCATTGTGTTCCTGCGGGAAACCATTAAAATATAAAAAATATTTATATTCTACTTGTGGGGATAAAAAATATATAAATTTAAAAATAGAAAATAATAAAAAATGAAGAGGATAAGAATAAATCTGGGAATCAAATAATGTATGAAAGAGGTTATTTTAAAATCTTCAATACGGGAAATCTTATATATGAAAGAATTTTTAACGAGATATTATAAAACTAAAGAAAGAACTAATAGTATAGAGAATAATTAAATAACTAAAATAACTAAAAAGACTAAAAACTATGAGTGAAAATTATGACGCATTTTTTAATCCGGGGGTAGAAGCTCCTGTAGTTTCAGCAAAACAAACTGAAGAGTATAATCCAACTTCTGATAAGGGGAAGGGCGGAATTTATCAGTCTATCATTAGACTTATACCTTGGCATGCAGATCCAAAACACGGTTCAATCCAGGAAAAATGGGTTTCCTATTTGATGGATCCGATAACACAGCGAGGTCGATATATCGATTGCCCATCTTCTGTGGGTAAACCCTCTCCTCTTCAGGATATTTACTGGAAACTCCGTAAGAGCGAAAGCGTTCAAATGCAGAAACTTGCGCAAAACTTCTCACGAAGACATTCTTATGCTTCTCTTGTTCAGATTATTCGCGATGAAAACAATCCAGAAGCAGAAGGAAAAATTATGGTCTTCCGCTATGGCGTTAAAATCTGGGAAAAAATTAATGCTGAACTTAAACCTGTTATTGGCGAACCTCATGATCCATTTGATATAATAGGGGGGAAGGCTTTTGCTCTTGTTATTACCAAGGTTTCTGGTTACAATAACTACGATCAATCTAAATTCGTTGACAAGAGAATTCCCCTTTGCTTGCCAAATGCTGATGGCAAACTTATACCAATTACACCTCAAAGTAATAAGAAAGAGGTTTTTGAATGGGTTAAAACTAATTCCCCGGATCTTTCTAGATATGCTTATAAAGAATGGGATCAGGATACATATGATTACGTTAACCATGTAATTGTAGCAGTTACCGGAGAAGGCCAGGTTTCAGCCAAATATGCAAATGTTGTTACCAAGGATAATGCTAAGTCTCAACAGTCCTCTAATACAGGCATAACATCATCAGATATTTCTATAGACAACCTTGATCTCGGCGTGGGTGGATCGGATGAAGTGCTTAATATTCCGGATCTTGATTTAGGAAATATAGCAGGATCCCCAGGAATTCCTGGAAATTTAGATGATATTATCGGGACAATGTAACTAAAGCCCAAAAAATTTTTTTAGGAGGGGTAAAGTGATTTATTCCTCCTGATTTTTTTATAATTCCGAGTTCAAATCATAAAATATAAATGCAGCAGCAATTAGAAATTATAAAAGATAGTTCGGTAAAAATTGATAATACGGATTTTGATTTTTTTGGTTTAAATAATTTGTCTCAAGAAGATTTTGAGAGAATATTGGTTTCTTATGTTCAAAAAATCGTAGATCAAAGATTTCCCGAAAATCCAATAAAAAGGAAGGTTAGAATTCATAAAAATAAAAGAATTACTTTTAGCTGCCCAGTTTGTGGTGATTCTATGCAAAATTCTTGGAAGCAGAGGGGAAATATTATATTGGAGGGAAAGCATAAGTATTATATGAAATGCTTTAATTGTGGTGAATTCAAAAGAGCAGACCATTTTTTTAAAGATTTCAAAATCGATTTAAGTCTAGACGCTATTTCTTATATCTCAAATAATAAAGGGGATTTTACATCAAGCAGGGGTGCTTATGATATATCTCTTTTATTAGATGCTATCACTATTGAAAAATATGCTATCGAAAGGCAGGAACTCAAAAATTCTTTTGGCTTGATAGAGGCTAAAGAGTCCTCTGCTTGGCTATGGTTAAATAAAAGATTACAATTTGATGCAATAAAATTTCTTTACCATCCAACTGGAAATTATCTTTTAATATTAAATCTAACTCCATCCGGTAAAATACTTGGATTTCAGAAAAGACCATTTCAAACATTTAGAGGAAGTTCTAAATACCTTACATATAGTTTATCTGGAATTTATAATCTGTTAAAAAAGGAAGAAAAAGTCCCTGATGAAATCGATACTCTTTCCCAACTTTTTGGCATTTGTGCGCTTAATTTTAATCAGTTGATAACAGTCTTCGAAGGACCACTTGATTCTTTTCTCTTTCGCAATTCCATTGGAAACGGGGGAGCAAATAAACAATTCCCATTAGAGATACCGAGAAGATATTTTTATGATGATGATGAGGCGGGAAGCCAAAATGCTATAAAAAGAATAAATGAAGGATATCCTATATTTTTATGGGAAAGATTTAAGCATGAGTATGGTCTTCCATATAAACCAGAAAATGATAAAAAATGGGATCTTAATAATGTGATTATTTGGTTTAATAATAAAAACATTCCCGTTCCATTATGGGATAAATACTTTAGTGATGACCCAATGGATGTAATAGATTTATGAAAGGAAAAATTGCCCCTGGTTTAAAATTCAAATTTGAATTTGATGGGGAAATCCCCAATTTGAATATTGAGATTCCTTTGGAAAAAAAAGAAAGTAAGAAAACTAAAATTGTTATTCATAAAAAGGTGAAAAATGGACGAGATACTTCAACCTATAATTCCGGACTCTTTTGACGAATTTATAAAAGAGAATCCTCCCGAAAATAAAGAGAGGGAAGATACTATGGAAGTTCGCTTTGCTAAGGAAAGAGTAGAGTGGACTGAAAAAGTAAAGAATATGTCAACTATGATGAAGAGACTTCCTGACGTTGCTGAATTAATGACAAACATTTATACAGAGCGTCAACGTGCTGTTGAATATTATCATTATTTAATGTCTCTCCTGTATAAAATAGGAAAAACTTATCGTAAGCAATTTACCGAAAAATATGATTTTTATACTTACAAATCTCAAAAGAGATTTCCTAATGAAAAGGTAAAAGAAATTCAAATTTTAGCTGATTTATCTCCAACTGTTTTCTTAAAAGAGCAAATCGAAAACCATTCCAAGTTTATATCTGAAACAATAAAATCCTTGGATTCTATAATATTTGGGATAAAAAATAGAATTGATATAGAAAACTTATTAAATGGTAAATAATAGGTATTTCAATAAATTTTGCATGAATATATAAGATAAAATGCAAAATTTTGTTTATATCAACTACTAATTTGATAAATGGGAAAAAATATGCTGGATCTCACAAAACAGAAAATATAAATGATGGATATATTGGAAGTGGGAGATATTTTTTAAAAGCTATAAAAAAATATGGAAAGGGGAATTTCAAAAGAGAAATATTGGAAACATGTGAAACAATTAAAGATGCAAGAGGATTAGAAGAAAAATATATTATTCAATATAATACATTAATTCCATCAGGATATAATTTAGCTCCACTAGGAGGATTGGGATTTAATGGAGCTAGCCCTTCTTTAGAAACTATAGAAAAAATAAAAAATAAGCAAAAAGGAATTACAAAAATAAATTACTATATTAAAAAATATGGGGAAGATAATGGAAAAATTAAATATTTTGAATGGCAAAAATTAATTTTGGAAAAAATCAAGGGAAGAAAGCATTCAGAAGAAACTAAAAGATTAATGAGAGAAAAATGTGCTTCTCTTAATGAGGAGGTAAAAATAAAAATAAGTAAAGCTAATAAAGGAAAAATAAGAACAGAAGAGACAAAAAGAAAAATAGGGGAAAAAAATAAAATAGCTTTATTGGGACACAAACAATCCGAAAAAACGAAAAATAAAAGAGCTGCAAAACACAAAGGGAGAAAAAATTCAGAGGAAACAAAAATCAAAATGTCTTTGTCGGCAATAGGAAAACCAAAAAACTATGATGTATGGAATAAGAACAAAACCTCTTTGAATATTAATGAAAAAATTATTTTAGATATAAAATTTTTATATCATGGGGGAAAAACTCAAAAAGAAATAGCAAATTTATACAAATTTTCCATATCATGTATAGCTAGAATTTTAAGAGGGTTTTATGACTGTAAACAAAAAATATGAAAATATAGATTCTTTATTGAATTATTTCCAGCATCGTAGGAATTACTACAATTATTACAATCATCTTAAGATGGAATAAAATTCTTCTTATTTTTATTCCAAAAAGATATGAGATTGGACAAAGAATAAATTTTAAATTGAACGATAAATATCGCCTATTTGATAAAAAATGGGGAAAGGAAGAATTTAGATTAGGTATTTATTTAGGGAAAAACACCATTGGAATTTGTCCTAGTAAGTCAAGAAGCTGTTATTACGGATTTGGAACATCATATTGCATTGGTCAGAGCTGAGTAAAAGAGAAAGATATTATGACTAAAAAAACCCTTCTTCAAAGATCTTCAAAAATATAAAATAGAACAAATTGCATGCAACTAAAAGTTTCAGAAGATAAAAAATTTTTGATTTTAGATGATTGTACGGAATTGGAATACTCTCAGCTGGAATCTTCATTTACTAAGCGTGTGGACAACTGGTTTATTATCAAAAAGAAAATCCCTCACTGGGACGGAGAGATTAAATTTATTGATAGATATCAGCGGATTCCAATTGGACTTTGGGGAGAAGTCAGAGCTCTTGCAAAAAAATACAATTTTCCTTTTTTTATTGATGATACAGAAACTCTTATAGATAAAGAATTTGTCAAAGAGGATTTTACGAATTGGATGAATGAATTCTTTCCAGATCCAGAAGAATTTACATTAAGAGATTATCAAATAGAAGCTTGTTTAAAAGCTCTTAAATTTCGTTTTTGCACAGAAGAAATATCTACTTCAGGAGGAAAAACTATCATCGCCTTTGCTCTTTTTCGCTATCTTTTCGATAGGAAGAAAATAAATAAGATGCTTTATGTTGTTCCAAATATTGATTTGGTAACTCAGACCCAGGAAAAATTTTATGAATACGAGAGTAAAGTAAATGATGGCACCCCACCATGGAAAAGCCAATGCGTTTATTCAGGAGCGGGAAAGGAAAAAGAAAATGCTGATATTGTTTTTGGAACTTATCAAAGCTTAACAAAAAGATCTGGAGAATACTTTTCCCAATTTGATTCGGTTTTAATAGATGAATGTCACCATTCAAAATCCAATTCAATTAAAAATATTGTAGTTAAGTGTTATAATGCTCTCTATTATAAAATAGGATTAACGGGAACTCTTCCTAAAGAAGGAACATGCAATTCTTTTACAATACAGGCGTATTTAGGACCAAAAGTTTTTACCCTTGAATCTGTAGAACTGATAGAAAGAGGGAAAGCCACCCCAGTAAATGTTATTTGCATTGAACTGGATTATCTTTCCTCAGATAAGAAAAAAGATCTTTATCTATTAAGAGATGTTAAAGCAGATGAAAAAGATGGGGTAAAACTCTTGAATACGGAAAAAGAAATTGCTAGAAATGACAGAAGAAGACTTGTATATATTTGCGAGATGATAAATAAGACGAAAAAGAATTCATTAGTTTTATTTGCTGACGTTAAACATGAATATGGCCGAAAAATTTATGATTGGTTAAGAGAAAACACACAAAAAAATGTTTATTATATTGATGGTAATACGAAAGTGGACAACAGAGACTTCTTCAAACGAAAGATGGAGGAAGAAGAAGATACCGTGCTTGTTGCTTCCACCGGAACATTCTCGGAAGGAATTGACTTACCTAATATCCACAATCTTTTCATAACGGAAAGTCATGCCTCTGAGATAATTATAAGACAAATTTTAGGAAGGCCTATGCGTTTAAAAGAAGGAAAAACCCAGGTAGTTGTTGTGGATTTTAGCGATAGCTATTTTTGGAATGGTCCAAATCATTTCCAGAGAAAAAACTATCTTATGCGGCATGCTTCGGAAAGAGAGCGAGTTTATAAAGATAAAAAATTCCCTTTTAAAAAATTTAAAATTAAACTTTAGATTTGCATTTTTCATCATGATAATACCCATAATTCCGGGGTCAAATTCTTTCAAACAGCTTCGCTTTTTTATTTGAATAAATAAATAAAAAGACTAGATGAAACTAGATAATCCATTAAAAACCCCTGGTGTTATTGTGTTAGATACCGAGCCATCAGACCCAAGAGGAAAATATCAATATAAAGCGATTCTTCAAAGAAAGCATTCAGATACCGAGAAATCTTATGAAAAAGGATTTGATGGTGCTTGGATTCTTAAAATCGTATTAATCGATGATAATGGCCTCAGCATAACCGCTGGCAGCTGGTACTTAGACACCCTTTTAGGATATGATGATTATGGAAGCAGATTAAAAAGCGATTCTATTTATATAGATTATGTATCTCATTGGATAGTAGGCAATATGATAGCAGTTCTTGAAGAGGCAGAGGAAATTGCTTATGGAAAAATGGATGAATCCCTCAACGAAGGAGCTGTTAAAGAACTTATATTAAAAGGACCCGGAGAAGAATCTTTTATCAGATGGATTGTTAAGAATACCCCATTAACCTTTTCGACTCTTAGCGATTATGCTAAAAAAAATGACATGACATTATCAGAATTACAAGATTTGGCTACCATTTATATGGAGGATGCTACAGATGAAGAAATGGAAATATTGGATCATTTAGTAATGACAGTCGTTGAAGGAAAAATGGAGGGGGAAATTGATGAAGCTTTTGAAGACAAATATACTCATATTCCTATGCATTTACGAAATTGGTATCAAAAGCCAGAAGCTCAACCTGGATATAAAGAAGAAAAAGTAAGATCTCCTAAAAAGAAAAAGCCTACAAAGAAAGCCATTGAAGAAATGAAAAATTTAGAAGATGAAATTCGGGACCTAAGACAGCATTTAAGAGATATTCAAAGTGATAGCAGAAATAAATACAATGAATCAGAACAATATAGCTCAGATATAATTGAAAGATATGGGTGGGATTTCTTAGATATGTTAAATTCCGGGCTTTCTAAAGAAGAAAAACTTAAGGCCATTAAAGAATGGAATTTACATCAAGATGAAAAATCTAAGGAAATTCGAAATCCCGAATCTGTTTTAAACGACCATGAATATTACACCCCCGGGGAAAAAGATAAAGAAGAAGAATTGCAGCATCAAATTGATCAAAAGGAGGAAGAACTCAGTAAATTAGGAAATATATATGAATCTTTGAATGAAGGGGTTTCCCATAGAATAAACTTTAAACGCTTTGAGGAAGAAATACTTAAACCTCTTGCTGAAGATTTAGAAGTAGATTTTAAAGTGGGAAGAGTAAGCAGAGTAGAATCTATCGGTAAAAAAATTATTGAAAGATATTATGCTATTGGCCCCTTAAATATTTTAGTTCGAGATATAAAAAGACTTGGCATGTCGGGAGAAGATATTGAACCCTGGATCGTAGACCCAAACAAACCTACAAAAGGTCTAAGATTTGGATCCGACTGGGGATCATATAAAGGATTTAAGAATAAAGTTGCTGAACTTTTGACTGAGAAATAAAAAAAGTAGTTTTTTAAGCTCCTTTCTGCTAATTCCTTCGTGATGTAGTTCTGGAAGAACCTGATCTGCCTGAAGCCCCTCCTGATCTAGATCCGCTCGATCCCCCAGAATAAGAAGACCCGGAGTTATAATTCCCAGAAGGGGTAGAATAACTTCTATGTTCTACGGGTGAATAACTTCTATTTATATTCGTATTGTTATACTGAGAACGAGAGTGAGGCTGTGAGTAATTTGGAGTATAACTTCGTATTTGATTATTTCTCGCCGGATTATAGTTAGATCGATTTGTAGTTACTCTTCTTTCATTAGATGAATTTATTTTTTGCAAATTATTAACCCTTCTATTTTCTTGGATTGCAGAGGGTCTGATCGGGGTTCTATCAATTTTAGAAGGTTGTCTTTTAATATTTGTATTAAAAGAAGAAGATAAATTTGAAGGCTTTTCTCGCCTTCCGTATTGGATCTTGGAATTATAGTAATGGCTGTAATAAGTATTTCTACCAAAATAGCAATTTGGATAATATGAATCATATGTATACCCCCAGCTATACCAATTATTATAATCAAATCTAAATCCCCAATAAGGATAATACCCATAATACCATGACTTTAAGAACGTCAGATTGCAAAATGGATCCCAATAATAATTATAATAACCAAATCCATAATAAGGACGATGAAATCTATAAATCTGTGCTGTAAAAGAAAGATCCTCATAAACTTCTTTTTTTGCATCGTAATATAAAGAATCATGTTCTATTCTTATCCCTTTTTTTCGAAGGTTAATATTCTTTGCTTTACGTTTTAATTCATCTCTTGAAGGAATATAATATAGATCATCCCATTCCTTTTTTTGCGGATCTATAGTATTTTGGGAAATACCTTTATCCTTATTTATAACATATATTTCATAATTAGACCTCTGCTGGGTGGGGGTTGATCTCTCAATCTGAGAGAAAGATATATAAGAAAAGAGAAACCCTATTAAAATTGATATTAGTTTTTTCATAGTTAAAATATTATTTGGGTTTTTACTATAATATATGAGAATATTATGCCGAAATTTAAAAATAGTCATATATTTTCATTTAAAGCAAAAAAATCGCAATTTATAAAAAAATGAACAAATATATAATATATAAAATAAAATCCTCTTGTTATGAGAAAATTCAATACTATACTGAAGGAGAAGCAAACTAAAGAAGATAATCTTGTTGAAAGTAAGGTTCTTGGGCAGTTTACAAAGGTTTATAATACTCTCTTAGAAAAGTATGGAATACCAGAATTTAAACAGCTTTCTGAAAAAGCTCAGAATATATTTTTATTGGAACTTAATTCCTACTGGTCCGAATCTGAAGGCATAAGTGAAATGGGAATTAAGTTTTTAAATACGAGAGGACGTGCTCTTAATGAGCATTCTTCTGCAGATCAAAAAAAGAATTTTTTGAAAGAAAAAGCCAACATTGTTATTAGTGAAACCCTTCGTCAAAGTGAGTTAAAATATAAATTATACAATGTGGTAGATGAAATATATAACGAAGTAAAAGCTTCGGATTTATCTGGTGTTCTCCCTTCTGAAGTTATTTTCGAAACATTTAAAGAATCTTTTGTTAAAAACATTAAAGAATTATTGCATGAAATTAATTGTGAACTTAAAGAAAGCAAGTAATGAAAATACTGGGGCCAAAACTTCATAAAAAACCAGGGCCAAAACCGCCGGAAAGACAAAAACCTCTCTTAAAAAATTTCAGGTTTATTCTACCCAGAAAACGTAAATGCTGTGGGGGTTAAAGATATAAAGGGACGCAGAGCATCCCTTTTTTTAATATATAAATTATAACAAATAAATTTAAATTATGGCATTAAATACGTTACAGAAGATTTTACAAAAAAATGGATCTAAGTACGTTGATGAATTTCTAAATGAAGAACTAATCATTACTGAAAAACTCGATACTTATAGAATTCTTTTTGAAAATGTAAATGGGGAAATTAAATTCTATAAGAAAGATAATACAGAGTTAGGATTAATTTCAAGAGTTCTCACCAATGTTTGGGAGGATGCTATTATAGAGCTTTCCATTATTTTGAATGAAGCAAAGATACCAGAAGGAATTTGTTTCGGATTAGCTTATACACCGGTTGAAAGGCCAATAAGAATTCCCTATACTAAACTGCCAAAATATCTTATTACAGATATAACTCGTAGAAAAAATAATAAAGTTGTTGAATCTTTTGATTATAATGAATTACAACAGTGGGCTGAAATACTTCAACTAGGAAGACCCCCTGTAATATTTAAGGGCAAATTATCCAAGGAACAAAAGAAAGCTCTATTGGAATATGCTAATGGGGACTATGATAATATCGAAGATAATTTAAGCGAACTTCTAATCAATAGATTCAATGGAACTTATTCTAAACAAAATATTATTGAAGGAATTATAATTTCAGACGGGGAAAGATTAGCTCAAATTGTTTCTTATGAATTTGAACTTTTGAATGAGTCTTATCAAAAAGCTGAATTCTCTAGGGATTTTTATGATCTTACAATATTAAGCCTTAATAATTTTCTAGAAAGATACCCGTTTCCCATATTGGAAGGCAAAAATCCCGATGATATGTATCTAGAAATAGTGTGTGATATATTTAATCATTATTGTGAAAGTCCTTCTGTTACGGAAGGGATGAAGCCGGAATATCTTACCCCTCCTAATTTTGGATATGCTGGAGGATTAAATCTATTATTAATCAAAAATAAAAAAACCCTTGAACTTCTTGAAAGCGGGGGAAAACTTTATGAGTCTATATTTAGAGTTATACTTTCCTCTCTTCGAAAGTATAAAAAAGAATATGGTCTTCTTAATGAATCAGCCATTAATAAATTTAATAGTTATGTTTATCTAATAAGCGAGAAAATTCTTAACCCTATTCGGGAGAGCCCATTTGCTGATACCCAAATGATTACTGAAAAATCTGATAATATTGTTGTAGATGCTATAGCTAGAAAGGTCGCTTCTGATGTTGATAATATGAGAGTTATTGCTTCTATCCAGAAAACTTTTGAGCCTAAAGGGAAAAAAGGAAAACCCGGATTAGAAAAATGTGCTATTTATATTACAGATTTCAAACCATTTACAAAATCTCAGGAGGATAATATACGCTCAATTCAAAATATGTGGAAATGTCCTGTAATTATTGTTTCCGTAGGCAATTCCAGAAGAGTTAGGGGAGAGAATTTTTTCTTTACGGATGGTCTTGTCCGGGCTCAAATGAAAGCATTTGCTAATTCTAACAAAGATGTTGTCCCCGCATTCTTTCTATTAAATGACTGGGATTTATATAGTATTTTTGATACTGTCCGGCCTAAATATGAACCTATTGTAATTATAACGGATTCAACAAAGAAAAGCGAATTATCTTTGCAACTTTATTTTGAAGAAGAAGTTATGGATGAAAGAATTGCTGTGGAAAAGAATCTAAATATTGGGGAATTGGAAAATAAGGATCAATTTCATGCATTTAGAGCTATTGAAGATATGGATTTTGTTACTTTTAAGACAGTAACCCCCCAAAGTATATGGGGATTATGGGATTCCTTTCAAAGTGAATGGAAGACCTGGAATGGCAAGATACTTCGAAAATAAATAAAATAAAGAATTATTATGATAAATCTTGATAAAATCATAGAAGAAATGAATGGGGAAGCTTGGGAAAATGATCATATGATAATGTTGGGGGAAGAAATATTGGAAGGGCTAAATGAAGATGTTGTTATTCCAGCTTCCCTATCGAATCAGTATTTAGCAGTTAAAAAACAAATAGCTGATAAACAAACACAAAAAGATCTTCTTATGAAACAAATGAATCAAAAAGATAATGAAATAAATATTCTCACCAAAAATCTCATTGCTATTGAAACCAAAGCAGCTCAACTGCAGGGAAAAGATGCTCAGGTTCAATCAGGGGAAACAACCAAACCTGAAAATAAAGAGCCAGTATCAGCTGGAACTTCGACAACAGTGGAATCAGAAAAAATATCGGATTTATTTAACGAACTAAATGAAATGGATCGGAATTGGCTTCTTAAAATGAATGAAGAATTTGAGGACAGTGCAGATGAAGAGGATTTTTTAGATTATAGAGATATCGAAGATGAACAACAAGCTACAGATGAGGATCTAAATCCTGATTATGTTTTTGCAATTAGAATTAATGCCGATGAAGAAGATGAAATTATTGCAAAGGTTTATAGAAATAAAGAAGACTCATTTTGGAAGATAAGAGTTGTTCAAGGGGATGAAGAACCTCTCGAAACCATGCAATTTGATCCAGATATGGAATTTGTAGATGTTATTGAAAAAATTGGTGAAATATATGATGATGTTGAAGAAATATCGATGGAAGAATATAAGGATCTACTAGACGATAAAGCAGAGAATGATTCTAAATATGATTGGGAAGAGGGGAAATTTTAAAACTTTAATGTTAATTAAAAGTCACAAATCATTATAAATAAGTGTGAATATATAAATATATCTAAAGAATTAATGTTGGATTATTCTAAATTAAAAAATATTATAAAATAAAATATTAAAATTATGAAAATGAATTATGTTCCAATGACTCTTGATCAATATTTAAATGAGTCAAAATCTATAACACTTAAAAGGGGATATGGTGAAAAAAAACCAGTAGTAGTTGGAGTTAATGCTCCAATTAGGAATCAGGTTCTCGCTTATGTAGCTGAAAATCAGCGTGTATCTAAGGGGAAATTAAAAAGATTTATTGCTGACTTAAATGAATGTAGTAAAAATCCAAATGCTTCTGCTATTATGTGGTTAAAAAGAAATTCTCAGTTCTTTGTAGCTGAATCTAAAGAAGGGCAAGCATTCTTCAAATTATCACCAGTAGGTAAAAGATTAGCTGATCGTTTTGTCTCCACCCCTCTTACGGAAAAGAAAACAGAGATCAAAGATGATTATGATTTTGTAGATACTAAGAAAGGTTATCCTAGAAAAGGCATTTATGATGGTACCGAAGGGGAAGAAGAATGCGAAACATGCGGAAAGGAAAAAGAAAAATGCGAATGTAAAGAATCTATCATCGAATTTAGAAAAGCTAAAATTGAAGCTATCATTGAAAGAATAAAGGCTAAGAGAGCTCAAGAACTTACTGAAAAAGCTGAAATTATGGGAAAAGATCCTATTGCTAGAACTGAAAAAAGAAAAGATAAATTAGATGGTAAACTTGATAAAAATCTTCATAATCAATTAGAGCCAGAACAGGATAAAGACGAAAATGAATTTTCCAAATTTCCAGAAGAAAAAGGTGGTAAAAAGATAAATGAAGCTGAAGAAGAAAAGAAAGAGGAGGACGAACTCTCATTTGATGATTTAGATCTCGGCGGTGAAGAAGAAAAAGAAGAAGAATCTAAAGGTGAAGAGGGCGAAGAAAAAGAAGAAAAACCAGAAGGTGAAGAATCTGAAGACGAAAAGGTAGAAATTACAGAGTTCATTATCACTGTAACTAATGCTGAAGAAGCAGTCAAAGAACTCGATGAACTTGGAGTTCCTGCTGAAAAAGTTGAAGATGAAAAAGAAAAAGAAGAAAATACAGAAAGCGAAGAAAAAGAAGACGAAGACGAAGAAAAACATACAGAAAGTCCCGATTTAGGAGAAGCAGCCGAAGGTGAAGAGGAACCTACCACAGAAGAAAAGATTAAAGTTTCTGTTGACTACTGGGAAAAACTCAAAGGGTGGCTTGAGGAAAAAGGCGTAGACGTTGAAGAAATGTTTGGCGGTGAAATTGAAGTAGAAGATGAAGAAAAACCCGAAGGCGAGGAGGGAGAAGACGAAGAAGGAACAGAGGATTTTGACCTTGATCTTGGAGATGGCGAAGAAGCGGGGGAAAAATCCGATGATTTCTCACTTGATCTTGAAGAGGCTACAGAAGGCCCGGCAGATGTAATGGATGCTCCAGCTGATACTTTAGCAGATAAAATTGCTGATAAAGTTGCTCAGAAGATCGTTGATAAACTATAAACTATAAAATTAAAATATAGAAAAACCCTCTTTTTTAGAGGGTTTTTTGTTTTCCCGCATTTAGAGTTGAAATATATAAAATATGAGAGCTATAATTATCAGCGAAGTATTGAATTTTAGCCGAGACATAGATCCAAAAAATGCTATTGGCATAGGAATGATGGGTCAAATTAAACAATTGGCTAAATCTCAAGAGAAAAATACTGAAAGCATGGACGAAATAGGATATTTCATTAGTTGTGCTACAGCAAAAAGATCTGATCTTATGGATTATCTTTTATCGCAAGGCCTTGATATAAATTCTCAGGAGCATGAAATATTGAAAGTTTTAGCTTGGGAAAAAAATGACGAGGTAGCAATACATATAATTCAAAAAAGAGGAGCAGACCTTGAGGGGGCAATTAAAAATGCTGATGCTAATCATGAATGGAGAACTGTTCGAAGACTTGAAAAAATTAAAGAACAAATAGAAAAAATTAAATCTTTTCCTCTTAAAGAAAATAGAATGAGAGCAAAAACAGTAAATAGAAAGACCAAGGCGTATATCTGGGATTTTGATGATACTTTGGTAAAAACTGATGCAAAAGTTCATGTTTATAAAGCAGGTAAGTTCCTAAAATCATTAACCCCGGAAGAATTTAATTTTTATCAGAAAGCTGAAGATGAAGAAATAGATGTTTCTGAATTTAAGGACCCCAGAATAATTTTAAAAGCAAAACCATATAAAATGTGGCCTGCTCTTCAAAATATGGATGCAGCTATTAAACAGGGAAGAAGCACTTCAGAAATTTTTATACTTACAGCTAGATCAGCTATTGCTAAAATACCTATTTGGACTTTTTTTAGAAGAAATGGAATTGATATTCCTGAGGATCATATTATAACTATTGGTGATGATAAAGGGGAAATTAATATACCGGAGGAGAAAAGAAAGATTCTACAAAGCTTAGCAGACAAATATGATGATATAACATTTTTTGACGATAATCCTGAAAATATTAAAATAGCTCAAAAAATTAGCAAAATTAGAACTCGCTTAATAGATTCTCTTAATCTATAAAAATTATCTTTATATTAAGAGTTTTGTAAAATAATGAATATATAAAATAAAAATAATTATTATGAAAATCCAATTAGTAGCAGAATCTCTCAATGAGAGTGCTTATGCAAAATTAAACGAAGAAATGAATGCTGTTTCCGAATCAATCGTAAATGATTTTGTTGCCGGGCTTAAAAAAGCATTTCAGGGTTTAAATAAGGAATATGAGAGTCTTAATAAAGATGATGAAAAATCCGTTAGAAAATTTGCCTGGGGGGTAGCTCTCAAAACTTATGTTGCTGATTCACCCGAAGCTGGAAGAAAAACACTTAAGGTATGGGCGGAAAAAGCTCCATTGGAAATGCTTCAGAAATATCTCGAAAAAGCAGCTTCTGCAAAATTCTATGGGAGAACTAGCCCTACCTATGTTCAAGGAAAACTTCAAGTTGCATGGAAAAATATGGAAGCCGTAAATCTTAAAACTGCATTTGCTAGCGGTGGAACCAGCGGTCATACAACCTTTGGAGGAGCATAAAATTAGCTCTCATGTCTAAAGCAGGATTCTTACGGGGTCAGGACCCTAAAAAAACCATGGGTATTGGTATTGCTAATGTTATTTTTAAAAAAACTACATCTGGAGATAATCGGGCTTATTCTTATGGTCTTTACTATAGTGATAATGAATGGATGAGGATTATTCGATGGCTTTTAAAAGAAAAATACACCCCATTTGATATTGAAAATATCCTTAGAAGCAAACTTATGCGTTGTACTGCTGATAATTCAGGGGATTATAGTACGGATACAAATAAACCATGGGCTACATTAGAAGATTTCATCAATTATAATGGGAGACCTTATTATTTTAGTCCTCCTTATAAATCAGCTATTGATGATTTTCTAAATAGAGAAATTTATTCTCAGCCATATGAAGAAAAATATCGGAGAAAAGCTTGGGGGTATGACGAAAAAGGAAATCCAATAAATGAAGATACGGGAGCTCCTATGACCGGGGCGGGAAGTGTCCCAGGAATGAGTAATGCTGTACCAGCTCAGCAAGTTGCTACTACTGGGAATCAATTTTATCAATCGGGGGTTAAAGGATCCGGAGATATCTGGGGAAGCGGTAATCAGAAACAGAAAAAGAAAAGGAAAAGAAAAAAAGTAAAACTGGTTAAAGAATCGCTTAATGAAACAAATATTTCGCCATACGATAAATTGGGGGTGGCAATAGCTAAAAAAATGGGGGTAAAACTTCCATTTAAGAAGAAAAAAGCCAAGGAAAATCAAAATTCGATGAAACAGACTATAAAATGAAAAAATCCGTTAAACTAGTAAAAGAATCTATTGACGAACCCGTTAATGAAACTATTCAAATGGGTGGTCATAATTATGAGGGTTTCAAAATTGATGGAATTTCAAGGGTTTTTGCTGGCAAAGAAGGTCTATTAGGAAAAGATGGAACCCTCATATCTTGGGATATTGTAAAAAAACTTATGCAAAAAATAGGCGTTAAGTAAAACTTTTCCTTCTTTAAGGATTATAATATAAAAAATATATTATGATCGAATCAATAAAATTTCTTAAAACAAGAGACGTTAAATCACCCAGCCGTGCTAATAAATATGATGCAGGAATAGATTTTTATGTTCCTGAATTTACCCCCGAATTCATTAGAGATCTAAAGGCAAAAAATCCGAACAATAACGAAATTTCAAAAGATGGAATTTATCTCAGACAAGGAGATAGAATTCTTATTCCTTCGGGGATTCATTGCCAAATGGCACATTCTGGAAGAGCATTAATTGCTGCTAATAAATCTGGCGTTGCTACAAAAACAGGATTAATTGTGGGTGCTTGTGTAGTAGATTATGAGTATCAGGGGGAAATACATATTAGTCTTATTAATACTAGTAATATTCCAATTCCAGCTATGATTACCCCTGGGATGAAAGCCATCCAATTTCTCGAAATCCCAATATACAATTCAGATATAGAAGTTGAAGAAGGAAAAACTCTCGAAAAATTCTATGAAGAAAAAACTACTACAAGAGGAGCTGATGGATTCGGAAGCACAGACAAAAAATGATAAGCAAGCAGAAATATATTAACTATATTAATATTTTTGGAGAAAGCTACCCAAGAGAATCTTGAAAAAATCGGGGTTAAATCCATAACACTTATTCAAGAAATAATGATAAGAGATTTTATGACACCTCGATTAATAGTTAAAAATTAAATGGATCAGAAGAAAAAACATGGGGCATGGAAGAAATGGTAAAGAGATTAAATAAAATTATTGAAAATATATGAGACTCAATTTAGAAAAACTTAAAGAGGTTGAAGAACAGTATAGGGAGCAGGGCTTGCCCAACTATACCCTTCATCTTATGCTTCAACAAGTAATTGCTTTTAAAGAAGCGCCATTTACTTTAGCACCAAATAACATTATCCTATCGATTAGTACTTTAAAAGAACTAGGCATTTTAGAGATGGATGAAGGTAAAAAAGAAATAAAATATCAGAAATTAAATTCATAAAAATGGCAAAGCCAATTCTTGTTATAAATTATTGTGTTGAAGGAATGTCAATGGATATAATTATAAAAAATCTGAATGAGCTTCAACGAGTAGTTAATGAATCCAATGCTAACGATGAATATTATACATTTCTTCTCCCTGTAACTATGGATTCAAATATTCAGGTTTTTTATGACAAGGATTTCGAAGAAATCCATTATCAAGAGCTTAAGGATATAATAGAGTCTAAAATGAGATCGTTTCATGAGAAATCTAAGATCAAATCAAAACAAGAAAAAGTCAGTAAAAATCATTCGGAATTTCTTTTAGACGATAAATCCATATTAACAAAAATTTTTAGAAAAATTGGGGTTTTACCTAAATGAAAGAAAAGATCTATATTGCTTCACCGTATACAAATGGGGATAAATTAAAAATGGTCAAATTACAAATTGACGTGTGGAATGTATTAAAAGATTTTGGCTATATTCCAATTGCTCCTCTTCTAACTCATTATATAAACGAAATCAGGGAAAGATCTGCTTCCGAATGGCTTGAGTATGATTTTGAAATTCTTAAGATGTGTCAGGGAATTATTCGCATTCGTCCAAGAGATAATTTTGGAGCTGAAATCCCTTCTCTGGGAGCGGATATGGAACAAGAAGAAGCTATAAGATTGAATATTCCATTTTTGGAATTTATTAGTATTGAACAATTAAAATATTTTCTGGAAACTACTGATAGGCTTAGGCTTCAGTGTTTATTCTGGAATCCAAATCTCGAACGAGTATAAAAATCTCCATGCAAAACTGGCTCCGCGAGGGGTCTTTTTTATTTAACGTTTTTATATAAACTCTTCCCCTCCCCCCGCATATAAAATAATTAAGATGAAAGGTATAATTTATTGTGCTACATCGCCTTCAGGTAAAAAATATTATGGATATTCATCTTTGGGATTCGAGGAACGAAAAATCAAACATAGATATTCTTTTTTGAAAGGAAGAAAATGCAGTTTTTATTCCGCAATCAAAAAATATGGATGGGAAAAGATTTTATGGGAGCTTATTGAAGAACATATAGCAGATAATAAAATAGAGTTACATAAAATTTTATGCGAAAGAGAAACTTATTGGATTGATAAAGACAAAACGAATTTATCAGAATATGGATATAATATGACAAAAGGAGGAGATGGCGGATTAGGAATGATTTTGTCAGAAGAAGCCAAGAAAAATATATCAATATCTAAAATAGGAAATACAAATAAAATTCATAAAGCTTGGGAAAATGGAGCTTATAAAAATCGAAATAAAATAAAAAATAAAAATGATAATTAATATCGAACAAAGACACGGAAAATTAATTGTTTCTTATATCAACAAGGAAGGAAATATTTCTTTTATGCAGTTAAATATTCCTCCATCTCATCAATATATTTATACTTATTCTAGATCACAATCCGGATCTGACCCAAAAGTGAGGTCTTGGGATAATCGTCCAGTCAGAAAAACTCCGAGTGAGTTTCTTTCCCGATACAGAATACAGGAATTTTTTGTAGATGCAGGGGAAGAATTGGTTGGCCCATTATTTGAGATGAACAAACCCAATGCTTATTCATGTGATATTGAAGTAGATGTTGATGAAGATAGCGGATTTGCTGAGCCAAGAGATGCAATGAGTCGAATTAATACCATTTCATGGAGTCATAAAGATCAAGTCATTGTTTTTGGATTAAAACCTTTATCGGCTCCTGAGATTGATAAAATTGAATCAAATATCAATAAACACTTAGAAAAATTGGGTATCCGATATTCTTTTGTTTATAAGCAATTCAATAACGAAGCAGATATGCTTTATGATTTCCTTTATAATTATGCACGTCATGCCCCCCTTATTATTGGATGGAATTTTTGGAATTATGACTGGAGATACATCTCTAATCGTTGTCATCTATTACATATAGACATTTCTTGGATGAGCCCGACCAAACAATGGTATAAACATAAGATTATGGATAAAAATGAAAGGGTTGATATTCTTCTCCCCCAGCATAAGCTTATTGTAGACTATATGGAGATCTATAAAAAATGGGATCGAGTAATTGATCCAAAAGAAAACATGTCTTTAGATTTTACAGCTGAAGCAACTCTTGGGGTTACTAAAGTTAAATACCCTGGATCTTTTTCCGAACAATATAATAAGGATTTTGATCAATATGTTTTTTATAATGCAATAGATTCTATACTTGTAGAACAGATTCATTATAAACTTAAAACTCTTGGTATCTTTCTAGGATTAAGCAATATTACAAGGGTTGAAGCCATGAATGCTTTTTCCCCGATATACATGCTTGAAGCTATTGCAGCTAGATATGCTTATGGTAGAAATTTGGTATTTCCCCAAGAAAGGAGAGAGAGAACGAGAGAATCTTATGAAGGAGCTTTTGTATTTAATCCCACTCCAGATTTATATGGATGGGTAGGATCCTTTGATTTTAATTCTCTGTATCCTACTATAATGAGACAATTTAAAATTTCTATTGAGAATTTTATTACAAAAGATAAAAATTATAAAGCGAATGATAAGCGGGTAAAGTGTTCTTCTGGCGCAGTTTTTGATGCGTCTTATGAACCATTGCTCCCAGAGATCTTAACAGATTATTATGCTCAGAGGAAGAAAGCTCAGAAAAAGGCTAAGGATGCTGAATTAGATGCTATTGAATTACAAAAAATACTTAAGGAAAGAGAAAATAAAATATCTAAATCCCTCTCATAGTAAAGGGATATATAGAGAAAATGCTCGTATGATTGATAGAATTAAGTCTTTGCTATTAAATGGAAAAAAATTAATTATTCCTTCTAGAACAAATAAAAAATTTCTCTTGAAATATGATTTATGGGATTTCATAAATTCCTCTTTTGATTCATCTTTTTCTTTACAGGAGAAAATATATTGTTTAACCCATGACTTATCAACACGCCCTCTTTGTAAAATTTGTAAAACCCCTCTAAAATTTAAATATAATTATGGGATTTATTGTTCCCGATCATGCGCTAATAAAGATCCAGAGATTATAAATAAAAATAGTTTATCGGTTTCTAAATCCTTAAAAAAAATTTATTCAGAAAATGGGGATTTCATTAAAAAGAAAAGAAATAAAACTCTCTATAAAAAGTATGGGATAAATGTTAAATCTCCATTCGAAATAAAGGAGATAAAAGAAAAAGCCGAAAATACGTTATTAGTAAAATATGGGGTAAGAAATATATTTTCATTAAAAGAATATAGAGATAACGGGAAAAATAAAAAAGAAAACTCTATTAATCAGTGGTGTGTAAAGGGTTATAAAGTAGAGTATTTGGATACAAATTCTTTGAAAATTTTTAATGCATGTGAAAAGCATCCTGAGTTCAAAATAGATGCTATAACTTTTTATAATAGAGCTGCTCGAAACAGAAATGGCGTAATTTGTCCTATATGTAATCCTTTAAATTCATTTTCTTCGTTTGAAAGCGAATTTGAAGAAATTTTAAGAGATCTAAAAATAAATTATCTTAAAAATGACAGATTAATTATAAAGCCAGAAGAAATAGATTTTTTTATTCCGGAATTTAATTTAGCTATTGAACTAAATGGCATTTACTGGCATTCTGAAATTTATAAAAATAAAAAATATCATTTAAATAAATTAAAAAAATGCGAGGAAAGGGGAATACAGTTAATTCAAATATGGGAAGACGATTTTTATAATAAAAAAGAAATAATTAAATCTTTAATTTCTAATAAATTAAATAAAACTGAAAATATAATTTTCGCAAGGAAAACTTATATTAGAGAAATAGGGTCTTATGAATATAAAGAATTTTTAATAAAAAACCATTTACAAGGAGCTATAAATTCTTCTATTAAAATCGGGCTTTTCTATTCAGATCAATTGGTTTCGGTAATGGGATTCGGAAAAAATAGAATTTCTTTAGGTTCAAAATATGCGGAAGGAAATTACGAACTTCATCGATTTTGTTCTGCTCTAAATACCGTAATTGTCGGGGGTGCTTCAAAAATATTAACATATTTTGAAAAAACTTATAAACCAAATTGTATTATAACTTATGCTAAAAGAGATTATTCTAATGGAAAATTTTATGAGAAAATAGGATTTAAAAAGGAAAAAGAATGTGACCCAGGCTATTACTGGATTATAAATGGATGTAGAAAGCATAGGTTTTCTTATAGGAAAGATAAAATTATAAATGAATCAAATAAACAGAAAACTGAGATAGAAATAATGCACGAAAAAGGATTCATTAGAGCTTTTGACTCTGGCAATTTAAAATATAAAAAAAATTATAATTTTTCTTCTTAATATCGAAAACCGTTAAAAATGGATATATAACTTGCTTAAAATGAGATAAAAATAATAAAAATAAAATATGTTTAATGGAAAATAAGTATACGGAGGATCAATTAAAGGAGGCTGGATTAAAATATTTTCAGCAGGATTTGTTAGCAACGAATGTATGGATAAAAAAATACGCATTAAAATTAAAAAATGAAAATTATTACCTAGAATTAACCCCGGATGATACGATTCGAAGATTAGCAAAAGAAATCTACAGGATCGAACAAAAATATCCCAACCCCCTACCCTATGAAGAAATATATGACTCTTTAAAAAACTTTAAGAAATTTATATTTGGCGGGTCAATCCAATTTGGATTAGGAAATACCGGGCAAATATCTTCATTAGGAAATTGTTTTTTTATTGATAATGGCTCAGATTCATATGGAGGCATATTCAATATTGACGAATCCATTGTCCAACTTATGAAAAGAAGAGGAGGGGTCGGAATAACTCTTGAACATCTTCGCCCTGCAACCGCTTCTGTAAACAATGCTGCTCAATCTTCAACTGGAGCTACCTCTTTTATGGAGCGGTATTCTAATTCTACAAGAGAGGTTGCTCAAGATGGTAGAAGGGGGGCCCTTATGATAACTTGTCATGTCAACCACCCAGATATCATGGATTTTATCATGAAAAAGGAGGATCTTACAAAAGTAACCGGAGCTAATGTTTCAGTAAAGATTACAGATGAATTTATGACCGCTGTCGAACGAGATGAAGATTATCTTCTTCGGTGGCCAGCAGAATCTATTCAGCCAAAAGTTTTTGAAAAATATATTTACAATAAACTTTATAGAACCGAAGAAGGATGCTATGTTCGTAGGGTAAAAGCAAGGGAGATTTGGAATGCTATAATAAAACAAGCACACAAGAACGCAGAGCCGGGGGTATTATTTTGGGATAATATATTGAAAGAATCCCCAGCCGATATGTATAATGACATGGGTTTCAGAACATTGGGAACCAACCCTTGCGGAGAATTACCATTATCCCCCTACGATAGCTGCAGGTTAGGCAGTATTAATCTTTATACCATCGTTGAAAATCCATTTACAAAAGATGCAAGAATCGATTGGGCAGAACTTGCAAAGAGGGCAAAATATGCTCAAAGATTTATGGATGATGTTATTGATGCAGAGGAAGAGAAAATACTTCAAATATTAAATAAAATCACTAATGATAAGGAGCCTGAAGAATTTAAAAGAACCGAAAAAGAAGTATGGACAAAAATACTTAAATTTCTTCGCAATGGAAGACGTACAGGAGTAGGTATTTTGGGGCTTGGCGATATGTTTGCAGCTCTCGGAATTAAGTACGGAACCTCAGAGGCTACGGAATTAGCCGAACAAATTCATAAGGTTATAGCTATTAATTCTTATAGGGAAAGTATAAATCTTGCTAAAGAAAGGGGATGTTTCCCGATCTGGAATGTTGATAAAGAATCTTTAAACCCATTTATTAGGAGAGTCATTGGTCAAAATTTCGATAATAAAGAATATGATGATTATTTAAAATTCGGGCGTAGAAATATTGCTAATTTAACTGTTGCTCCTACAGGATCATTAGCTATTTTATCGCAAACAACATCAGGTATAGAACCTGTTTTCAAGGTTTATTATCGTAGAAGAAGAAAAGTTAATCCCGGTGAGAAGGGGGTTAAAGTTTCATTTGTTGACGATAACGGGGATTCCTTTGAAGAATACAATGTCATTCATTATCCATTTATTGATTGGTATATTCAGCATAAGATTAAAAATTTGCAGGAATTAATGGATAGGGGGGGACAAGTTTCTGAGAATTTGTCATTTGAAGAGGTATTAGCAAAATTTAAATCCCTTCCAGAAGAAACTCTTAATGAATTAATAAAAGAATCCCCTTGGGCCGGAGCTGAATCGCATAATATTGATTATCTTGAAAAAGTTCACATGCAGGGGGCTATTCAAAAGTGGATAGATCATTCGATCTCAGTAACACACAATCTTCCTGAAAAGATAAGTATAAAAGAGGTTAATGATATTTATTTTCAGGGATGGAAAGCAGGCTGCAAAGGATTAACAATCTACAGGGAGGGGTCAAGAGCAGGTGTTCTTTTATCAAAGAAAGAAAAAGATGAATCCGAATTTAAAGAAACTACTGCTCCCAAGAGACCGCGTGTTCTTGAAGCAGATTATTATGCCGTAACTGCAAAAGGAATAAAATTTGCTGTCATAGTTGGATTATGGCCGGGAACTAATCGCCCTTATGAAGTATTTGCTTTTGAAAACCCCCCTGTGTTAAAAAATACCCGCGGAAAAATAATTAAACTCAAAAAGGGGCAATATAAATTTATTAATGGAGAATTTGAAATAGGAGATATCAATTTAACTTCAAGTAGGATTGAAGAAAAAACATTAACACTATCTGCTTCGATGCTTTTAAGACACGGTGCTCCAATTCGATATGTTAATCATATTATTACTAAAATAGATGAAAATATTACTTCTTTTTCATCAGTTATTAGAAGATGCCTTTCTAAGTATATTATAGAAGAAATTATTGGAGAGGTATGCCCGGAATGTGGAAAACCTCTAATAAAAGAGTCTGGATGTAGCTCATGTAAAAATTGCGGATATTCAAAATGCAATTAATGCTCTTTATAAAAGGGATCTATTAAAAAACGGGATAAACACCCGTTTTTTTATTGGAATATATAAATAAAATATAGCATAATTATGAAAAAAATTGTCAATGAAAATTTGCAAGAATTTCTATCGGAGGTATTTGTCGAGGATGAACAAATAGATGGAAAACCCGAAGTAGATGAAATCAAATTTACTTCAGCGCAAAAGAAAGCAATCGAAGCTTTTGTTTCCGAATATCAGGGGGGTTTTGAAGACGAAGATATTCATAATCTTGCAGATGAAATGGGTATTGAAGCAGAAGAAGTAGAAGAATATATTTATAATATGGCTAGAGAAGAATCTAGCGAGGATGAACCTACTGAAGATAAAACATCAAAAGACGGATCAGCTAAAAAAGGATTCCACGAAAATATCGAAGAAGCTACCCTAGAAAATGAAGATTTTCGAAGAGTATTGTATACAAGTGGGAATCTTCAGCTTGTATTGATGATCTTACAACCAGGAGAAGACATCGGGGAAGAAGTTCATTCTGATATTGATCAATTTTTTAGATTTGAAGAGGGAGAAGGAACAGTCATTATTAATGATGAAGAATATGATGTTGAAGATGGAAGTGGTATAATCGTTCCTGCAGGTTCTAAGCATAATATTATTAATACCGGCGAAGGAGCTTTAAAATTATATACTCTTTATTCCCCTCCAAATCATCAGGATGGAATAAGTTTTAAAACCAAAGAAGAAGCTGAAGAAAGTTCGGAAAAATTCGGCGGGGAAACAACAGAATAAAATGGGAATGGTTCGAGAAAGTATCAACTTCCAACGAGGTCTTTCTTCTAGAGAGATTAAAGACAGATTAGTAGGATTTAGACCAGGCCAATTAATTACTTATGATGAACCCTGGGCAAAGAATAAACCATATAAAGAAGTTTATATGTTTATCAAAAGAGCAAGAGAGGATGATTTAGAGGGGGATGGGATTCCAATTGCTGTTTGCTATATTGGGGCGCTTTTTCGAAAGGATGGAAAATTAAACCATTTTTTAGTTCGAAGTGCGAAAGTTTTTGGAATAACTGATCTCTGGGCTGAGGGAAAAAGAGGATTGACTAATGAAGAAATTGACAAAGTTCGAAAAGCCCTTTCCGAATTGCCTAAATATCTGGAAAAAATAGCAGAGGAGACTGGATTAGTTCCTTCACTCAATGAAGCGATGGAATTTAAAAGATCATCATCAGAAAGAGAGATTAAGGAAAAATTATTTGGATGGAGGCCCGGCCAAATACTAGTTATAAATGATAATGATAATTTTCATCGTATTCTTGCATTTAAGGGCATTACGGATAAACCTCTTTTGATAGGAAATGACGTGCGGGTTATTAGATGCCTAGAAATTGGGCAGGTTGCTGGGCATCCTAAAATAGCATATTTTCACTTAGGAATTGTAACTGATACAGTATTAAAGGAAAAAGATCAATTAAAAATTCCTTCTGAAGAAGAAATTATTGCAATACAAAAATCTTTAAAGAACCCAAACTATCAAAAATATATTGAAAGAGCTGAAGAAAAAATAGGGGCTAAATTATTTGTATGATAGTAAAATAAAGTTCAAATTTCGGAAGAGGGTTAAATCCCGAACTTGAATAAATAATAAAACGTTTATAAACGGATGACAGAATTTCTTATAAAAAATATATTAACTGAAGAGCTTTTCGGAAATAAAATTTGTGAAAACCTAGAGGATAAAGAAATAGTAGATTTTTTTTATAAAGAATTTTTATGTGAGAAATTTTTATATGGAGAACCCATCACAATTCCGGAATTAAGAAAGCTTTTACGCCAAAAAATTATTAATTTTGAGTTTATTAAGTTGGATGGAGAAGTCCGTCCAGCTACTGGAACAACTATGATGAAATATATTCCTCGAGAAGATCATCCAAAAGGAATACGCCCTTCTTCTACAAAAGTAGCTACTTTCTTTGATTTAGATAAAATGGCTTGGAGGAGTGTTTCTCAAAGAAGCAAAGAAATTGTTCTCAAGAAAGATGAGGAGAAGGGAAGACCTATTGTAGTTGTTCAGGACAAAGATAAGGAAGCTAAGAAAGTTCGCAGAGAAGAAAAACCGACAAAGCCAATTGATGTTACCGCGATTAAACCCGAATATGAAGAACCAATCGATGAGCTCCAGGTTGGCGATGTCAGAAATTACCTCAATAGATATGGTAAAAATATACAGATTGAAATTATTAGAATAGGGGATGACGGATCAGTTTATGCTCGAACTACAGCAGATAATGCTTTATTCAAAGTCCCGGAAGCTAGACTTCGAAACATAGGAGAAATAGTTCCCAAGGAAGAAATACAAAGAGGAAGAAAGAAGATATTTATTACTAAACCTATTGGAGCTCCGGTTCCTAAAACAGAAGAAGAACCAACGACTATTTTACTACCTCAGGAAGAGGTAGAATCTAAAAAACCACCAGAACCATTACCACCAGAAGAAGAACCGGGAGCTGAAGAACTTTAAAATAATTTTTCATTAGAATTTAAAATCACGATGATATGATCTATGAGAAAATTATTGATGATGCTATTATTCTACATTTCCATGGTTGCTTCAGCTACGGATTATTATGTCAGCTCAGCAGGGAATGATTCTTCAACCGGGCTTTCATCCTCTACTCCGTGGGAAAGCATTTCCAAAGTAAATTCAGAATTTGCAAATCTTAACGCAGGCGACAGGATTCTCTTTAAACGCGGAGAAACTTTTTACGGTTCTTTGTCAATTTCCCGGTCCGGATCAGCCGGGAGTCCTATTACAATAAGTGCCTATGGCTCCGGGAACAATCCGGTTATCACCGGGTTCACGACTATCAGCGGCTGGGTTAATTATGGCGGAGGGATTTATTATAAATCGCTTTCATGTGAATCTGATCCGAATATGATTACCGTAAACGGGGCAAATACTCCTATGGGCAGATGGCCAAATTCGGGATACATGTCGATCGATTCCCATTCTTCGAATACTTCCATTTATGATGCTCAATTGTCATCGAGTCCTGATTGGACAGGAGCTGAGATTGTTATAAGAAAGAATTTATATATATGGGACAGAAATGCCATTACGTCCCATTCGGGCAGTACTGTATATTACACCAGCGGCTCATATTACGGTGCCAGCGACGGATATGGATATTTCATACAGAATAGCCTCTCAACACTCGACCAAACTGGTGAATGGTATTACGACGGTTCAAACTTTTACATGTACTTTGGAAGCGCAAGTCCTTCAAATTATACTGTAAAGGTCAGCACCATTGATGAGATTGCCTACCTTGACGATAAAAACTATATCACCTTCGACAACCTTACAATTGAAGGGGCCAATGTTAATGCGATTCAGGTACGTAACTCCGATTATATTACCATCCAGAACTGCAATATCAACTTTACCGGAGGAACTGCCATCTACGGACCTTGGTGGGGTACATCACCGTATTGCAAAATTACCTCCAACACAATCACAAACAGCAACAGCAATGCGATCTCGCTTAGGGGGGATCACACCTATGCCGCGGTAACATCAAATACAATCAGGAAATCAGGGGTTCTTATCGGTATGGGAGATAGCGGTGATGGAACATATAATGCAATAAATATCGGAGGGGACAATAGTCTAATACAATATAACATAATCGAGGAAACTGGATATATCGGTATTCATTTTGCTGGTGATAACACTATTGTATCCAATAACTTCGTCAATGGTTTTAATCTTATTAAGGATGATGGCGGTGGTATTTATACATATGTCGGGACAGGCACTGCATGCACCGGCCAGAAAGTAACTAGCAATATAGTATTAAATGGAATGGGATATCCAGAGGCTTCTCCGGGTGATGATATTTTGACATTTGGAATCTATTTGGATGACCGTACAGAAAATGTTCTTTTACAAAATAATACATTGGCAAACTGCAATACCGCCGGAATATATCTGCATAATGCACATGAGATCGGAATTACAGGAAACACTCTTTATAATAACGGAAACGGACGTGATGACTGGGGTACTCAGATGCTCTGCATCCATGACGGTTACAGCCCTGATGACCCCATCAGAAACATAACGATGAACAACAATATCTTCTTTGCAAGGGAGGCCTCTCAGTATAATTTGTGTTTCGTGACTCCCGATAATGATATTTCAAGTTTTGGCACAGCTGATAATAACGGTTATGTAAAACCAGCAGATAACGGTAAAGTTGTCAGAACCTGGAGTGCAGGATGGTCAGGCAGTGCAATAGCCCGTTCGCTTGATGACTGGCAATCGTTCAGCGGCCAGGACAATAACTCATATGAATCGCCGGTCTCTTTTACAGACCTTAACAGGATCCGGTTTGAGTATAATGCTTCAAATTCAAATAAAGTGGTCTCTCTTGATGGCAGTTATATCGACGTTAAAGGGAACACCTATTCAGGCAGCATAACTCTTGCTCCATACTCCTCAGCAATATTGATTTTTTCTAGCTCCCTACCCCCAATTGTTGAAGCTCCTATATATATCAGTTCTGAAATTCTAAATGAAGCACCGGATAAAATTGAGATGACTTATAACGTGTCTTTAGCTAATATACCTCCTATATCTTTAGCATTCACAATACTCGTAAATTCAAATCCGGTAAGCGTAAATAATATAGCTATAATAGACACGAAAGTTATTTTAACCCTATCCTCCGCAGTTGTTTTTGGAGACGTTATCACTATTTCATATACTTCGCCCTTGTCAAATCCGATACAAACCCCGGAGGGTGGTATAGCTGAGTCTTTAACTCTAAAAATTGTTACAAACAACGTAGCTATAATTGATGATATTCCGGTTGTGGTTTATGAAAAAATTAGGATTTACCCTAATCCAGCTGATGAGTACTTTAATGTTAAAATAGAAAATTCTGAATCAATTTATAATTACATAAAAATAATTTCGGTAACTGGCAAAATAATGTATGATAAAAAGTTAGATCCCAATATAAAAGAGTTTAGAATCCCTATAGATTTCAAAACAGGTTTTTATATTATACAAATGGGATTTGGAAATAAAACATTTTTTGCTCAAAAGCTTGTTATAATAAAACCATGATTCTATTTAACTTTCAGAAAACTCATAAAACTTTATGAGTTTTTTCTTTTATAATGTATATAAAATTATAAAAATGGATAAAAAGTTTGATCTAAAAGATATTGCAATTGTTCCAATAATAGAGAGCGATATATCTAGCCGAAAAGAATGCGAGACGGAAACAGATTTTCCGAGACCCGGAGGTTTAAAGATGATGCTTCCTCTAATAGCTTCTCCGATGGATACGGTTGTTTGTGAAAAGAATTATTCTGCATTTATTGATCGTGGAATTATCCCTTGCTTACCAAGAGGATTAAATGTGAAACATCTGGTTGGAAGTCCTTATTATTTTCAGGCTTTTGGCCTATGTGAAATTGAAACCCAACTTGAGAATTATAAAAAACAGATTCATAATAAACTCTTTGAGCTTTCGGATGAAACAAAAGATGAATTTTATTATTTCCCAAATGTCCTCATTGATATAGCGAATGGTCACATGGCTAAACTTATTTCAATCATTATAGATATAAAAAAATATTGGCCTAATATAAAATTGATGGTTGGTAATGTAGCTAATCCTCTTACATATAAAAATCTTGCTATGGCAGGAGCAGACTATGTAAGGGTGTCTATAGGCTCGGGATGCGGGTGTACTACCTCTTCTAACGTTGCAATCAATTATCCATTAGGTTCATTAATTAGCGAGTGCTACCACATTAAAAGGGAGTCAGAACTTGAAGCTAAAATAGTTGCAGATGGGGGAATGCAAGGATACGATGATATTATAAAAGCTTTAGCTCTAGGAGCGGACCAAATAATGATCGGATCATTATTTAATAAAGCTATGCAAAGTGCTGGGTATAATTATCTTTGGGGAATCAGAATAAAATCATATTCTATAGCTAAAAAATTATGGAAATGGGGATTCCCCATTAAAAAGAAATATAGAGGAATGAGTACAAAAGCTGTGCAAAGGAGCTGGGGGAAGGCCAAATTAATAACCGCAGAAGGAATTACAAAATATCAAAAAGTTGAATATAATCTTTCCCAGTGGGTAGAAAATTTTCAGGATTATCTTCGATCCAATATGAGTTATTGCGGCGTAAGAAATTTGCAGGAATTTATTGGAGAGGTGGAATATATTTTTATTACGGAAAATGCTAGAAAACGATTTGAAAAATAAAAAGATGATAAATTACGAGAATGCTCTTTTCTAATGTCATAAACTTTTTTATATTTTAAACATATAACATATAAATTCTATAAAATGCTTTGTCTTTATAATAATGGGCTCACTGAAGAGTTATCCCCGCTGAAATTATTTTTTTCCGATCAGGAGATACTGGAGTTTTTCAAGGGCTTTAATAATATTCAAACAAAAAGATTGATTGAGATTCCAAATACCTGGTGTGTTTGGGGGGAATTAAAAAACCCAGATGAGGAGGATTATAATAAATTAGCTTCTGAAATTATACAAGAGCATTGTTATTCAAAATTATTTTTACTTCATGATACAGAGGTTGATCCTTCATGGAATCTAACGGATTCCATAATTTATGATAATTATAATATATTTAAACGGAAAATACTTGAATTTATTGATATAGTAGCAGCCGAAACTATTAGAGAAATGGGCGAAACGAGAAATACTTCGGAGAAGCCGAAATCAATAGTTTTAGATCCCGTAGGTATTTCTGATGATAAAAGAGTTATTTTTAAATTTAATCCGGATAAACAACAACCCGATTTTTTCCATATCTCCCAATTCAATGAATTTGCTAATAAATCCTTTAATTTTTTAGATAAATTTTATAAAAATGGGGATAACCTTCCAATATATGCTGATAAAAAAATGATTGTTATATTGGATGACTTCCAAGTAAAACAATATATAGATTTTCTTATAGATTTTTTTAAAGAGCAGGAGGATTATCTAAAATGTGCTAGAATAAATGGCATTTATCAAAGCTGGATAGAATATAAAGAGAAGACAAAAAAAATATCCTCCAAAAAAAGAGGGAGGCCAAAGAAAAAATTAGATAATTCCAATGATATATCAAAATCATAATATCATTTTTAATAGAGTTTCAAAAAGCGATTCGGATTTTTCTTTTATTGAGGACTCCCCCATTTTTCCCGGAGCGCCAAAGTTTCCTTTATCATTATGTATGGATTCTAGTGGAAGGCTATTTTGGTCTTCTAAAAATGAGACTGAATCTATTGTTGAATTTCGGGATGTGCATAGTGGGTTATTTTATAAAGATGAGCGAATAGGTATAGGAAGAGAACCTCTTTATACATATAAATTTGATATTGCAGTTTCGGAAAATTCTATCGAAACTGCTTTTCATATCGGGGATGGGAGATATGGATTTTCTATGGGGAATGGAACTAATGATGGATTCCTTCCGGAAATTATTGGAATGGGGGAAGGAGAAAACGATGCTGGACTATATTTTATAGGAAGAGCTGGAAATTCCCTTTCCTCTGATATCCCATTAATAATTATTGATGGTCGAAATTCAGCCGATGAGGAGTTAAAAAACCGGCCTATTTTAGGGATTACTAGTGCAGATTATAGAAACTATAAATTAGTTATCGATCAAAATGGGAACGTAGGTATAGGGAAAAAACCCGAAATATATAGAATGGAAGTTAATGGAAAGATCGGGGCTGCCGATTTTATTATAAAAGGCATAAGTATTGCAGAGATTATTCAAGAATATAGAGGTGAAATCGAACAGTTAAAAAACGAAATTAAAGTTCTCAAAGAACAGAAAGAAAATAACAAAAGTGAATGATCCAAAGTTTTATCCTAATAGCACTAGTAATTCTATGCATTCTTTTATTAGTTTCAATATTTAAAAAACCCTTTGACTATACACCGCGAAATCCCTGCCGTTTTAAAATATTACAGCCTCAATATAGTATTGATGGCAATAAAAAGAAGGTTTCTTTTATGATTTTGGTGGAAAAAAAGCATCGATACTTTATTAATTTTCCCTTATTGTTTAAGTTTTATTCGGACCAGGAGTTTAAGTCAATGGTTAGGATTTTTTATTCAGTTCCCAATTATCCAAGACAAAAACTTCTTGAGAAATATATTGAATACTTTTCTAAGGTTAAAGAATATATCGTTTATCTTACCGATGTTGTTGTGGAAAAAGTTATTATCGATATAGAAATAGAGATTGAAACGGGAACTCCTACCATTGAATTCCAAATTCTTGAAAATAGTACTTGCGATCTTACCAAAGAGCATAAACTCATTATTAGATTTCCCTAAAAATATTTTTTTATTAAAAACCTTTTTGTATATTTGCATCATGAAACAGATAAAATTGACAAAAAGAGAAATTTGGATGCTCCACTATATCTTGGATTTTTATTGTGTGAGATACATGATGTGCAACGCCAAAGGTAGAAAAGATGGTTCTGAAAAAGCCGATATTCATATAGCTCTTTCTACTGCACTCTGTAATTTTATTCTATGTGAAGGAACTCCAAGAGATGAAGATACCTATAACGTAATGGAGTGTAGGATGAAAGTTCATGATTACCTAGCAGATATTCTTACGGATAGAATGGATGAAGTTATTGGATATCCCTATGATAAACAAATGTATTGGGAAGATTTTTACTATTATGCACAAAAATTCTTCACAGTTATTATAGATCATATTTCTGAAATCAACGATTTGATTAAAAAAACTTTGGAGAATGTCATAAAATCTCGTAAAATTGAAAATCAATGGGGATAATATCTGGCAATACTTATATTTGTAATATCATAAGAAGAGATGGCGGAATTTATTTTAAAAATATTTTTTTAGGGATATTTGAATTAAAGTAAATAAATTAACGTTTCCTTAACGTTTTAAATCCCCCAGAAGATTTTTTCTTCTGGGGATTTTGTTGTATATTTGTACCGATAAAAATTTAACTATGGATAATATTGATTTACTCGAAGAAAAATATCTCAAAGCAAAAATAGCTTATTATGAGGGAACCCCATTTCTTACAGACGCCGAATTTGATGCTCTGGAATCACTTTTAAGAGACGAAGGTTCTAAAGTTATTGAACAAGTTGGTTCAAAAAGAAAAGATTTCGATTTTTCTCATCCAACAAAAATGCTTTCTCTTTCTAAAATTCAGACTGAAGCTACAGAGCAGGGAACTAATTATGCTGAAGATTTATTTCAAAGATGGTTTCAGAAGAGAAAATCTGAAATTAAGGCTGTTAATCCTATTCTTTTATCCTCCCCGAAATTTGATGGAAACGCTATCAATATAATATATCGGGGTAATGAACTTGCAAACATACTTACAAGAGGGGATGGCTTTACAGGGAAAGATGTTACAAAAAGATTTATATCCGCAGATAAGATTCCTGCGAAAATTGATTTGCCATATATTGATGAATTTTCAACTTTTTCAGCTAACGATGCTATTGAAATTCGTTGCGAAGTTGTTATTGAAGCAAAACTCTTTGAAGAAAAATATTCTGGCGAATTTGCTAATCCCAGAAATTATGTAGCCGGAGTTATTGGGAAAGATGAAGAGAATTCTGAAAAAATGTCAGAACTCGATATTATTCCCCTCCATTATTTAATTAATGGAAAACATGTTTCTCAGACTATATTTGGAAAGAATCTTGCTTTTTCAAAGGATTATAATATCCCTTTTTTTGCAGAGAATTATATTGATGCTATTAAATCCTATGAAAATTTAAGAAAGATCTACAAATATCAATTAGACGGGGTTGTTATATCTTTCCCGGTAGAATACAGAGAAATGCTGGGGGAAAACGATCACGATCCTGAATGGGCTTTAGCTATCAAATTTGTTCCGGTCGAAGCTGTCACGACTGTAGAAGGTATTGAATGGAATTTAAGTAAAATGGGGGAACTTATTCCAACACTTCTTCTTAAGCCTGTTCTTCTTGATGGATCAACAGTTAGAAGAGCATCCGGGTATAATGCGAAATATATTTTGGATAATAATATTAAATCAGGAACTTTGGTCAGTATTTGTAAACGAGGAGATATTATTCCTGCCATTCAAAGAGTTATAATTTGATAATATTGCCAGCTTTTTGAATGGTATATAGATAAAATAAACTATGAAAAAAGAAAAATTAGTAGGTATCTATATTTGGAAAAATAAATTAAATGGAAAAGTTTATATTGGATCGAGTGATAATATTAAAAAAAGATGGAAACAGCATATCCAAACAGCCAAAAGTGGATCTAATTATAAATTTCATCAAGCAATAAGGAAATTTGGAGAAGATAATTTTGATAAAGAAATACTTGAATTGGTTTCTCAAAATTTGCTGGAAAGCCGAGAAATAGAGTGGATAAAAAAATATAATAGTATAGAAGAAGGATATAATGTTTCTTCTGGATATAATTCAATTTCTTTTAATCCTAATCTAGCAAATATAAAGAAAAATTTAAGCGAAAAGGCTTCAAGAAGAACCTGGATTTTTAAAGATAATATTCAAAAATCTGTTTATAGAGATGAAATAGAAAAATATTTGAAAGAAGGATGGATTAGAGGAAGACCTAAATTCTCAGAAGAACATATAAAAGAATTGAAAGAAAGCCATTTGGGTATAACTTTATCTGATTCTGCAAAAGATAAACTTTCGATTTTGTGGTTAAATAGACATCATACTGAAAAAACCAAAGAATTGATGAGGTCTAAGACCAAAGGAAGATATTCTTTAATTTGGTATGAAAAAAAATATGGTGAAAAAATAGGTCAGGAAAAATATAAAATGCATCATAATCACAATAATGGAATGAATGGCAGAATGTGGGTAAACAAGAATCGTATTACGAAAGCTATAAAAAAAGAAGAATATGAAAAATATAGAAATAATGGGTGGAGCATTGGACGTAAATAATGTTTTACCGAAATATTGTCCAGCTTGTAATTCACCCACAGAATTCGATGGAATTCATCTTACTTGCACAAACGAAAATTGTGTTGGAAGAATTGCTAAGCAGCTTTCTTATGCCGTTAAAATTCTTGAAATAAAAGGAATTGGAGAAAAAACCATCGAGCCTTTTGCAAAAGATTTCAAGAACATGTATGAACTTATAGTTTGGGTTCTTGGAGCAGCTGGAGTGACAAATGCGATAGAAAAATATGGTATGAAATGGAATTCAAGATCACATGAATTATTTGTTCAAGCTTTCTTCAATATCAAATCTCTTACCTATACCCAGGTTATTCAAATGTTGGGATACGATAATGTTGGGGAAAAACTTTCAACCCAGCTTGCACGTGAACATGCAGGTCTTGATTTTGATTATGCAAATCTTGAAAGAGCTCTGGTAGCCAAATTAAGAAGCCAAGAAGTTAGCGATTGTATTAAAAAGGTTGTTATAGTTCTTGAAAACTTAGGAATTACAATCGATAGGCCAAAGGCAAAAGTTTCCTCAGGAACTATTTATGTCTGCATGACCGGTAGTCCTTCCCCAATTTCTAAATCAAAAGAAGAATTCATTTCTCAATTTAATAATATTGAACAAGTATCGGTAACGGATGCTAGATGTAATTATCTTATAGCCAATTCATTAGATTCAATGACAAGTAAAATGAAAAATGCTGAAAAGAAAGGGGTTAAGATTATAACTTATGAAAATTTTGCTAATAAATTTAATTTATCATAATTTTTATCTAAAATCATAGGATATTTAAAGCCATTAGCAATAGTGGCTTTTTTCTTTGCTTCACAGGAGTTTTTAAATTTATTATAAAAAAATGATGTTTTTATTTCAACAATGAGATTCAGGGACGGAATATAAAAATCTTGAAAGCAATAATGTGGTAATTAGATAAATATTTAAAGATGGGACAGCGGTTATTCACCTTTTCATTGCTTGCTCTTACAAGCTTACCATCTTTTATTATATATTCATTAAATAAGTGCTAAAATATTTTTTATCTGGGAAATTATTCTTATATTTAATCCATTAAAAGTATTATGAATAACTTATATGTTAATTTTTTAAATAGCCCAGTTTTTAATTTTATCGGTAGTATCCGCAAGCTTTAACCATTGTAAAAGAAAAATAATGATCAATCCAAATTATACTGTAGATTATTTTAATGTTGGGGATATAGTTTTTTATGTTCCCCCCCGTGCCATAAGAGATTATGGAAATTGGATTGGTGGAGGGGATTATTCTGATGGAGATTTTTTTGATCCCAAAATGAGTAATATGAATTTCAATGAAGGAATTGTCTCCTCAAAAAACGATACTTATGTTTTTGTTAAGTATTGGAATAAAGGAGAACTTTCGCCAGCATCTCAAGCTACTAATCCCAAAGATCTAGTTCTTTGGAAAAAATCAAAAATATGAAAGAACAAAAATTTCCTATCTATTCTTTTTGTGCTCGCTGGTCTCAAGATGGAACACAGGATCCAAATTATCCCAAATGGCATGAAGGATTATCCGAAGGTCGGATTTGGAATGCCACAGGGTTTCAAAAGATGTTTCGCGAAGAACAAACTCAAGAACAACTTGATGCTTTTATCCAGGTCTGGTGGAAAAAATTTATTACTACAAAAAACAAAGAAGAATCTAAATTCAAAATTATAAATCCCGAATTGGATTATCTTAAAGCTGAATACAAAAAACATGATACATGGGTCCTTACCTGGTTTCAGCACGAGACCTTTGATATTGGACAAACTGATGAAGAAGCTCTTCAAAGTTTTGAAGAATATGTTTCCAGGGTTGAAGATGAGAATAGGGGAAAACCAGAAATGGAAGGAATTCCTCTTATGGGTGCTGAGGATCGTTGGAGATGGAGGGGTGCTGATGAAAATGGTAATTATAACGAAGATGCCTCAGCTCCTTGCAGATGTAAATTTTGTAAAGAACAAGGGTTATTAAGAATTGCACACTAAAATAAACCCTTATTGAATGAATCCGCAAAATTCCGAGTTTAAAACTTTTATGTAGCAATATGTGATTTTTAGCAAACAAATCTTAATAATGAAAGAAACAACGTTAGAATTAATCGAAACAGTTATTTTCTGGGAAAAACATACAGAAATTTATGATTCCTTAGAAAAATTTATTGGGGACAGATACGTTGTTTATAAAAAAGGTAAGGGAGGTAAGGGGCCAGTTAGAGAATTAATTTCGGAATTTATTAATGCTCAAATGGAGCGAGAAGATGATTTTCGAAAGTTAGATCCTAAAATATTTGAAAAATATACTGTAACAAAAAATGACTCAAGAAAAATTCAACATTTTATTTTTAGATTTTGATGATGTTCTCAATTCAGTAAGAGCAGTTTATAAGAAATTTTCTGAAGCTGTTGGGGTTGAATGGAAAGAAGAAGATTTTGACCCTAAATATTGGGGTCAAGGGAACATTGACGAAATGAATCCGGAATTTACTAAGAATGTCCAAGAAGCCTATGGATTAAAACAAAAAGATCCAGAATGGGAAAAGCCAAATTTGTCTGGAGAATTCTACCCTCATGATGAAATTGCGATTCAAAATTTAAATAAAATTGTTGAAGAAAATGAAGCAAAGGTAGTTATTTGTTCCTCGTGGAGACTGGGAAGAAGTGTTAGAGAGCTACAGAATATTTTAGATTCATGGGGAGCTAAGTGCGAGGTCATCGGGGTAACTCCAAAGAAAATGAGCTCTACACGAGGAGAAGAAATATGGATGTGGATACGAGATAACCATTCCAAAATAAAAGGATTTTGTATTCTTGATGATTCTCTTTTTGACATTAGTCCATGGCTTGATGAGTATTGTGTTCATGGAATAAAAGGGCATCATCATGGATTGAGAGATGTTCATATTCCCGAAGCAAAAAAGTGTTTTGAAATTCCATTTAAAGCAAAAAAATTTACAAGAATATAATAACTCAGAAAAATATGAAAAAGACAATTCTAATAATCGTATCCGTTTTATTTGTTTTATCCTCATGTACTATCGATAAATCAAAAGAGGGATTATTGAAAAAAATTAAAAAGGAATTTCCAACAGCATATGTTGATATGGAAACAACTGAACAGCAGTTTAGAGTTGCTGATGAATTTGAAACTTATCCGAGGATAAGATTAAGTAATGATATGGAGACAAATAAAAAATTAGAAACCTTAATAAACAGTCATCTAGGATTTGAACCAACAACAATATCTAAAAATCAGATATGGACAACACCGGACTATGGCGTTGTGAAGTTTATTAATGGTAATGGTAATTTAGTGATATTAATCTGTTCAAAACTGAGAGCGGAATTATATCTATATTAAAGAATTTGAAATCATGGAAATAAAGAAAGAAGTTACCGTTACCTTAAATCCTAAAGAGGTAGAACAAATTTTAGTAGAGTTTGTTGAAAAAAAGGGGATTAAAGTGGATTCAATTAATTTTAATATTGGTGCGCATAATGATCCAAATGATTGGCGTTCTGAATTTCCTCCAACATATAAGTTGGACAATATAACTCTTACAGGAACAGAAAAGTAATGACAAGGGAAGAAGCTAAAGAAATATTCCGCACGGATTCCTATGGGAAACCTAAGGCTATTATGCACAAAATCGACAAAATTTTTGATGATTTTGAAAAAGATAAAGAAAAAATGTGTATATTGCGATGCAAAACCTGTGCACACTGGAAGCAAAGAACAAATTGGGAATATGAGGGAGCTGTTAATAGCGGAAAATGTTCAGAACTTCGGAGGAGCGATCAATTACAAGTTGAACTTCACACAGGATGGGATGGCGGTTATGT